ATCTCTTATTGTTTTTAGTTATACATCATTTTCAACACTGTAAAGATACACAAAGTTTATCAATGTACAACAGAAAACCGGAAAAAGTTTGGGTAAAAAATCTTAAAATAAAAAGAGGGCTCTCGCCCTCTCCCGGATCACTCAACATGCAGAACCCAGATATAATCATCGTGCCCGAACTTCATAGTTACCGTTCGCGTTCCCTGTGACTGTTCAAGTAACGATTTACCTGATGGCGAGTAAAACGCTTGGTTGGATAAATACTTGGTCACATCCCTGCCCGTTATCTCGTTATAACTCTGACCTATCCCCTTGGAGGAGAATGAATCAACCAACCAGAAACTCAGCTCCCCGAAATTTCGAAGAACCATGATCTGCACCTTTTGATGTTTCACGATGCCGAGACAGATCTCCCACACATCGCTCTTCAATAACTCTCCCATATCAATCCAAGTTAGTTCCTATAACCTTTTTCTCGTAGAAGCGTTTCATCTCAGCATCTTGTTTCCGAACCTTCTCATTACGCTTCATAATCCACCTCTTTTTCTCATCATTAGAGAGTGAACCGAACTTGCCAAGATTAAATCCAACGCCTCCTTCATTTTTCACTTTCACCATTTCCAGTTCCTTCCCGCATTTATCACAAACCAGCTTCTCTCTCGGAACTAGGTGACCTTCTCGCATAACGTAAGTTATCGATTTGAAGTGAAACTCCTCGTTGAATTTCTCGCACTTCTCGTTTTTGCAATAAAATTTCGTCGCCATACCTAAAAATTTTTACGTTTCAGATAGGATGCTATGAGCAAGCTATCACATTTATTATCATCCAACTTGATTGATCTGGCGGTTCTTCTCAGATCCGCGCTTGGAAATAGCTTCTGACAAGCCTTAATAGAGGTCGCTTTCGTGTCCGTTACCTCCGTTTTACCGGATGACGATTTCTTCTTCACGATACCCACGCCTTCCCACATCACTTTCTGCCACTCCTTCGGTTTCGGGTTAACGAGCGTAACACCTTTCGCCGCTACCAACCCGTTCAAAACACCAGTTATGTAACCGAAATTGAACGTTGAACCGGCAGAGGCTCCGAACAGCGCGTGAACATCCTCTATCCCAACAACGACGTTCTTTCCCTCGAACCTCTTGAAAACACCCTCTATCACCCCTCTAACGTACCAAATATTAAAATCTTTTTTCGGATCATCCTGTAACGCGATGAACTCCGGGTCCTCGCTGGGGCCGAGGATACAGAGAAACCCCAATTTTCCCGGATCTACCCCTATATAAATTTTCTCTTCCATGCTATTCTATTCTACTAATATTATTTTCCTTGATCACTTTTAAAACCTTCATTCCAACCGATTGATTCACCACGTGCGTTGTTACGAGTATCGGGTAATTGAACCTATCCAACGATTTAACGAGAGATCTCAACCCTAACGCGTCAATCCCCTCCGCTATCTCGTCCGTGAAAAGGAAATTCAAACCCCCATGCTCGTTGGATTGATTTATCATCCTTTGCTGGGCGAGTATCATCGCGTACTCCAACCTCCCCCTCTCACCACCTGAAAACGAATTAAAAGGTAGGGGTTCGTCCCTCAAGATAGTGGGCGTTATTTCCTCCTTCACGGTCCCGTCTGCTTTTCTCTTAAACCCGTCTATGCTAACTGACAGGTCAGATCCCATATCCCGGAGCGTCTCGTTGCAGTTCCTCTGGATTTCCTTCACGCTAACGTTAGCGAGATACATCCTGAATTCCTTGTACTGCACCAACCACTCTCTCGCGTTTTGAAGTTCACCGTCAACCGTTTCAATTTTTTGATCGAGTTCTTTTAGCTTCTCGTTTTCTTTCTCCAAGCCGGATTCAATCCCCTTTCTCTCCTCCATGAAAGCACTTCCAACATCCTCCTTGCTCACCTCGTCTATTTTCACGCCCACCTCTTTCACTTCCTCTTTCGACCTTTCGATATCACCTTCGAGCGATTTGACCTGTTTTTTATAAGTTTCTAGCCTCAATTTATCTCTCTCGATATCTTCCTCAACTTTTGCCAGATTCTTCCTTAAAACCGATAATTCACTAGTAAAACGAGATTCTTCCTCCCTCTTTGATCTTAAATCACCCCTTAAACGCTCGGATTGTTCCTCTATCCTGCATAAATCGTCATTTAAGAGAACGATTGAACTGTTTATTTCCTCGTTTAGCTTGATTAAATCAACCTTCTTTTCCTCCTCCACTTTTATATCAGCATCCTCGTTAAAAAGAAATCGGTGACCACATTTAGGACAAGTTATGATACCCGCCAGCACGGCATCAATATCAGCTAACGCCTCCTCTATCTCTGATTTAGTGCTAATAGATTCCTTGATATTATCCCTCACCTGTTTCTCGCCACACCCAGCCTCTTTCAACGCGTTATTAATGGAATCAATCTCTTTCGATATTCTATCCCCGTCCTTGATCTTGCTTGATAAGAGAGCGGATTGTTCTTTCAACTTATCGTTAACCATGACGAGACCTCGCTCGATACCACCCATTTCCAGGATCAAGGTAGCGATCTTCTCCTCGTTCATCGCTATCTCAGATTCCCTCTCCATTATTCGCTTCCTGTATGATGAAATCTCCTCTTCTTTCATTCGTTCGTACTTATCTATCGAACAACCCTCCAAACTCTCTTTCAACGTTTCGATCCTACCTTGAACGAAAGCTTTCTCACGAACTAACGATTCCCGTGCCGTTTCCTTGCTTGATACTTCCATTTTTATATCCGAATCGACGTTATCAAGAAAGGTGGCGTTACTGAACCTCGCTATCAATTGCAATTTCTGTGAATTAGAGGAAGTGAAAAATGAAGCGAATCGCTCCTTGTTCACCACGTAATAATTACTCAAATCTTCCTTGCTTATACCGAACCAATCGATGATATAATTATTACCGTCATTCACGGTGGCGAACGAAACCGGTTCATCATTAACGTACAATTCAAGTTTATTTCCTTTCCTGGTTAATGTTCTCTTTATATGAAACATCTCATCCCTTACCGAACAATAAACCCACGATTCGATAACCGCCTCATCTTGCCCCCTTCTTATCAAATCAACATCACGAACTCCCTTTCTAGAAGTGTAATCTAACCAACATTTCTCGATAGCTGATTGAATCGCCGTTTTCCCACTTCCGTTACTTTCCTGACCTTCATCCGACCTATTCTCTCCCATCAGCAAAACGGGACCATTCTCGAAATCATATTCAAGTTCCTTGAACGATAGAAAGTTCACCAATTTTAATCTTACAGGTACCATGTCATCCAATCTTTATTTTACCACGTATTTCTTCCAATAACTCGGGGTTATCAGCGAGAATCGTTTTGATATTCGCCTCTCCTTGACCCAGATTCGCACCTTCGTACGAGAACCAACTACCAGCTTTCTTGATGATACCTTGTCCAACCGCGAAATCGAGTATTTCCTGCATGGTATCGATACCTTTTCCGAAAGCGATGGATATTTCCGCTTGCTTGAACGGTGGCGCGATCTTGTTCTTTTTAACCGTTACCTTGCTTCGAATAGCGGTCACGTCATCACCTTCCTTTTTGTTACCGACCCTGCAAACCTCCACTCTCTGTGAAGCGTAGAATTTCATGGCGTTACCACCGGGCGTTGTGTTGGCTGATCCCATGAACCCGATATTGCTTCGGTACTGATTGATGAACATAACCAGCGTCTTGTTCTTCTTCGCTTTCTGTGCGATTAAAGGTAACTCGGCACTCATCAACCGTGCGACCAACGCTATAACGGCGTCACCAACCTCACCGTCTATCCTCGCTTTCGGAACGAGAGCCGCTATCGAATCAAGAACTATTATACCGATATCGGGGCAGTCCAACATCCTTCTCATGATGGTTAAAGCCATCTCGGCAGAATCCGCCTGGCTCAACACGAATTTTTCCGGGCTTAAATCAACGCCCAACGCTCTCATGTAATCCGGGTCCATCGCTTGTTCGGTGTCTATGTAACCGGCAGAACGACCCGTATCTTGTATAGATTTACAAGCGTGGATGGCAAGCGATGTCTTGCCTGAACTCTCATGCCCGAATAATTCAACCAACCTACCCAGACCGTAACCACCACCCAGAGCCTCATCCAAAACGAGAGATCCGGAAGGAACCCTCTCCACGTCTATGTAATTACCACATATAGCTTCTTTACCGAACTCTTTCTCGATTCCGGCGATCATACTTTTCAAATCCATTATTCCACGTATTTTTTCAAGAATTTATACCCCTTTTCTTTGTCATACCCCTTTTCCTCGCAGAATTTTTCGAACATCGTTTTCATGTCACTTCCTGTCAAGGTGGATGGAATATCTTCAATCTCGGGGTCGATAATATCAAGATCTTTTCTCTTCTTTTTCACAATAACCCCTTTTTCAGAGAATATATCATCATTCAACGACCTTAACTTGGATTCTGAACCTGAAAATTCGATTTTCACCTTCGCGTTAGACGTATCAATCTCTCCCGCTAGCTTAACGAGATCTGATTTCGATGTTTTATCGAGATCAACTTTCACCACCTTATATTCCGTGAACTTAGATTTTCTGAACTCAACCTCCCCATCACTGTACAGAACCCAGAATCCCTTAACATCATCCTCACCGAAATTATTCTGCCGGATAGAAGATAAATGAACGATTCCCGGTGCCACTTCCTGCGTGTTATGATAATGACCCAGATAAACGTGCGTGAACGTTTCGGATAGCATGCTAGGAGTTATCGAGCTCACCACTTTCGACCCATCATTGTTAACGCTACCGTTCAACGCGATATGACTCATCAAAACGATAGGAGTTCCTTCCTTGAAATTTTTATCGAGAACATCCTGCTCGATCAATTCGTATCTCTCTAACCAGATATCCGTGTCATAGAAAGGTATGAACGCTACAGGAAGACCTTGAATACTTACCAGCCCTTCTATTCTATGCAGCACTAACCCCGGATGATGGTAGAAGGGGTCGAGAAAGCTCCGGTCACTTTTATAATCTGTTTTATCATGATTTCCGGGAATGCATCCAAGTAACATCCGGTTAGCATGCACGTCATCAAGTATATCCGTGAACGCGTTCAGCACCTCCTCTCTCTGGGATACCCTGCTATCGAACACGTCGCCCAAACATAGAAGAGTTGTACAACCCTCTTCTCTTGCCAAATCGATCTGTTGTTTTACAAGATCCTTGATGATGGAAGTGTTCGATTGCTGAAGATGCCAGTCGGTTGATATTATCGCTATAACTTTTCTTTCTTCCATAACGAATAATATTTAAAAGAAAGGGTAAAAACCCTTTCTTATTTTTTACGGTTAAGGATGTTTCTCAAAGACGCTTTCACTGAAGCTGGGTCGTGGGCTTTCACACCATCACTGACCGGTTTCTCCTCCTCTCGCGACGGTTCAGTTTCTCCCCCGCTTTCTCCTTCCAATTCATCAAAAGGAAGTTCTTCTCCCTCCATCGCTAACTTGTACCATCTTGACAGATCATCCTTCGATAAATCAGGTAACGTGTACCCCTCTTCAGAGTAATTCTCAGCGATGTACTCTCTTAAAAACTTCTTCATTTTCAACGGGGTGATTTCGTTTGATTCCTCTCTTTTGAACGCTTGTTCAACGGAATCTTCCGCCACTTCTTTCGGTTCAGGTACAACCTCGTACAATTTCTTAACCAATTCCTCGAAATCAGGGTCACTCAAAATATCATATTCCGGGTGTTGTGATTCCAAGTTCTTCAATCCTTCCAACGCCAGATTAAGGTCGCGAGTCGTGTAGCTATCCACGTACAACTCCTTCAAGGAAGGTTGATTCATCAATCTTTCTAATTCAGCGTCCGTGATTTTACATTTACCGAAAAAATCATCCCACGATTGACCGATGGTGGGCTTACCTGCCTCAATATCGTAATACACTCTTTCTTTCCCGTTCTGCGTTTTCACGCCTTTCACAATGATTAGAGGGAATCCATCGTCCGGTGATGAGAACATGTCAAGCGATACCTTATTGGATTCTTCCGCCAGCTCCACCGATTTCTTATGAAGTTGATTGAACCAGTTCGTTCTCAATTCCAACCGATACAGGTCTCTTTTCTGGTCTTGAACATAACAAACCCAGGTGGATTGAGGGATGCAACCCGGTCTCCAATTTTTACCGGAGCCACCCCCTTGAATCGGGAACAAGAATTTTTTCTTATCATTCTCATCCTGAAACTCTTCGGCTTTCTCGAACGCCTTTTGAATGTAAAACTCAATAGGATCCTGTAACCCGGCTTCTTTCACTGCCTTGCAATGAGTTGTCGCGATGAAAATTTTCTTATTCTTCAGCACTTTCCGGCCCGTTTTCTCCCCGTTCTCCCATTCATCATCCATGACTTGAAGCTGGGCGGTACGCATCGCCACGTAAGCGGCCGTATCCTCGCTTGTTGACGGTAACACTCTTAACCAATTCCGACCATCACTAATCACGTAAAAGGGCGCGCGTCGACCTTCGGTTTGATAAAATGTTTTGTTTGTTTCTTTCTGTTTCTGTTCTTCTTTCTGAATTGACTCAAAACTTGATGCTTTAAATTTACTTCTATCAAATGCCATAATTCTAAAAATTTAACTGATTACTTGATTTTCGATAATTTATTTAATAACTCATCTTTCAAAAAAGAATATTTCTCTAAAAATTCGATTAAATCCCTCGCTTCTTCAAACCCAATATTTTCAACTATTAATGTTACGGCTCTCTCTAATGTTACCCCGTACGCGATATCCTTCGAATAGATCTTCCCACTTTCCGCCTCCCTGCTCTCGAAAACATCATACCTGCCCTGAGAATAGGCGCACGGTTTGATCTCCATGTTCTTAAATACAAACGATTCCATGTTATTTGATTCCTTTCTTAATTAAAAACGTGTTTACCTTAGCTTCAACCAATTCATTTAAAAATTCTTCCGGCGATACCGGTTTCACTATCGAACTTAACTTCTTACTCTTATCATTAATAGCCCAGAACCACGAATCCAATATGTTTAACATTCTCTGATTTTCAATCATATCATTTCTCAATCTCTGAAATTCCTCGTCACAATAAATAGCCTCATCAACCGATTTCTCCGTTAACTTGATTAAATCATCTCCTATCTTAAACTTACCTAAATTCTTGTTAGCTTCAATTCTTATCTCTTTCCTAAAATTAGCCTCGTATATATCGCATCTTAACTTGCTTTTGTTATATAACGCTTCCGCTTCCGATTTCCAGATACCGACTTTATTTAGAAGGGCTGACACCGTGACTATCTCTCCGTAAAGGTTTGAATGATCAATCCTGCATAAAGCATCAATATCAATCTCTTCTTCTGAATCTTCCGATATGAGAACAACCGGTTTATCTCCTATATGAACTACCGTATTCATTCGTTCAAATTTTACGTTTCACACTCTAAAAATACATAAAGTTTATCTTAAAACCAAAGATTTTCGACTAAGTTAACACCAAAACTTCCGTACTTTCGTTGGCGTAAATGGCTGTTTGTTGGTTCCTTCCATCCCAGTTCGTTCTTCCGTTCATGAACAGTATCGAGTTTTTGCAAGTTTTCAGAATGTTCTCAAACGCCGCGTACTCATTCGCCCAAAAAACGACGGTTCTGAACTGATAATTTTGCTCCAACGTGATGATCGCGTACTCACCTTTCTTCCCGCTCTTCACCTCAATATCGTAAACGTAACCACCAACAGTTAAATTCAAGCTCTTATTATCAACCGGATCATCAACTATCTCTGAGAAATCCTTGAACGGGTAATCAGATCTATCGAGCATTTCCTTGAAATAATCCGTGTATAACCTGGGATAATCAAAGAACGCCAGCCCGCACAACCTTTTCTGCCTTAAACGGTGCCACCACGTGTATTTCCTCTTATCCGGGTTCGATTCAAACGGATCTTTCTCCTTGTCAATTTTCACCTTGTTCAATTCCCTGTACCGGTCAATCAAACGTAACCTATCAACAGGAATCGATATGGATTCAAGTTTATCAAACGCCCCGCATGAAACGAGGTTCTCGATAACGCTCTTGTTAACGGCACTTCCTTTCTGTGAATGACGGTCCAGGAACTCCTCGAAACTGAAATAGGGTCCGTTCTTCGATCTCTCCTCCATGATCTCAACTTGTGCTTTCTCACCTACCTGTTTCACTGAAGATATTGACCAAACCAGGCTGTTGTCGTTAAAATCAGTCTTGATCTTATCGGTTGATTCATTAATATCAGGAGGTAGAACCTTGATATTACCTATCTCATTTATCTCATGCAAATAAACCGGGTAGTCGTCATCATCAGCGTAGGAGAAAGCGACAGACCAGTATTCAAGAGGATAATTCACCTTCAACCACTCGCAAGCGTAACCGGTATTCGCGTAAGCCACGGCGTGAGAGTTGCAAACAACTATTCCATTATTTATCATCACAGTATGATACGGATCAGCCATTTCGATATCATAAACATTCTCCTCTCTATCAAATCTAATATTAGTTATCTTTTCAGATCTAACTAGGTATTTCTCGTCGTTACGAATAGATTTCTCATCACGAATAAAGATCTCATCACCAACAACAATATCCTTTAGTTGAAATTCACCTCGTTTAGTAGGGATTTTATGGTTATCCGTTACTGATACAGTTAACCCGCTCTCTGTTTCAATTTTATAAGTTTTCCTGAACCCCTCCCATCTAATATCAACGATATTATTAAGAATTACTTCGTCATTTTCATTCAACGACCATGATTTTCCGTACCCGTTTTTAACATACCAATCATGCAAGCATAAATGACCATGCTTAATGGCGTAAGATCTATCGTTCATGATATTATACATTTCCTCGATTGTCGGATTAAATAATTTCCTATTACGGGTCTTTTTCGCGATCCTTTCTCTGCCGCTTATACAATGATTAAACTGATATGCAGCCATGTTCTCAATCTCCTTCCACGTATCTTCCGCGTACTTCTGATCAACCCCGAAATTAGATGTGTAATACTTCAAAAACCGTTCTTTAAAAGGCAATAGTTTTTCAACCTTTTTCTTTCCCAATGCACGTCTTGCATCATCAGCCTCCACCAAGTTAAACCCGCCTAGCTTCTGAAACATCTTCATGGTCTGTTCCTGCCATATCATGATATAACGCGTATCCTGCAATATCTCATCCGATCCCTTCCGGAATGACACTTCCCTTTCCTCGTTCTTTCTCAATATGTATTCATTATGAAAATTACCCTCCATTACACCAGGACGATACAATCCGATACAGTTTACCAATTCCGTTATATTATCCGGTTTAAGCATCTTGCAATACCCTGTCAGCCCCTTCGCACCGAAATGGAACACATCGCCCGTCCAACCTTTCTGAAAATAAGAGTACACTTTCTTGTCATCAAGAGGTAAGGTATATATATCGACATCTTTCCCGGTATGTTCTTTCACCAATTTCAATATATCCCCGAATTTACTTAGCTGGAGGATACCCAAAATATCTTCTTTTAAGAACCCGGCCCCATCTAACTCTCCACCCTCCCATTCACTCACCATCATGTCTCCTTGCCTTCTTACCGGGTTCCAATGGAACATATCATGGTCATCCGGGTACACCATCATAGCACAAGCATGAATCGATTTCGCTTTAGGCTGGCCCTGTATTAAACCAACAGCCTGGATTATACCGGGATACTTGTTAATGAAATACGCGACATCCTTTTTCTGACAAGCCATCCGAAACAGATCATCGAAATCTTTCACCCCGTCTATCTTGGCCGTGAACATGTTTACCTCGGATACCGGGATACCTTCCAACCTGCATAAGTCTTTGATGGCTGCCTTCACTTGCAAGGTCGTGTAAGTACCGACAGAACAAACCTGATCCTTACCGTACCTTCTCTCCATGTACTCTTTCACCTCGCCCCTTCTAGCCATCTCAAAATCAGTGTCGAGGTCTCAGAGATCCGGCAAGGACCCACCAACGAGCTCTTGCCGGATCTTTTTTCTTATATTTTTAATTATTATCATGATTTATCTCGTTTCCAATTTTATACAACACGTTATCACTCAAAATGATATCACCTTCCTCGAGTTCAGATCCTTTTACTTCAAGCTCCTTCTCACCACGTTTGATTAAAACGATTTTATTTTCCTCTATCTCGTACTCTCCGTTTAACTCAATAACGTTCACGTCAACTTGTTTCCCTATACGACCTTCAGATAAGAATCTCTCAAACAGAAGATCGTAATCAAACGGATCTATGTGGGTTAAATTCATCGCTCTCGCACAAAGAGACCCGCAACCTGAACCACGACCGAACCCTACCAGTATGTTATTTTCCTTGCACCATTTAACTATATCCCACAAGATAAGAAAGTAATCAATAGTTCCACCTCTCTCGATAACACCAATCTCCTTCTCAACTCGCTCCAAGTACTTGTCCATGTCCTCTTCAGGTATATTCATCTCCATCAACCCTTCACCGATCAAATCAATGAACATATCCTTTTTCGAACCACAGTACTTCTTAAACTCTTCTTCCGTCATCTTATATTTAGGGAGGTGTTTCACATCCATCTCGATCTTGAAAGATGAACATCGTTTAGCGATATCATTCGTATTATCTATCGCAAGTTCAAGCAAATCGAACATTGAATCGCCATCTTCCTCCCTGAACAGGTCTTTTATCTCCATCAAGTATTCCTCGTTGCACTTGAAATACTGATTCCTCGATAAATCATTACTCACCCCACCTATCGAGTTTACAGCTCGTTTCAGATAAGAATATTCTTGGTCAAGATAATAAGCGTCACAAATATTTGTCACAACCATCTTGCTAGAAAGATATTTCTGAAGATTCTGTAAGTACGCCTTATCCCTGTCATCCGAATCAAACGTAACGGAATCAAGTTGATACCAGGCGTTTGATAAACTATCGGGGATATCCTCGAATTTTAAACTTTTCGGGTCGATAACAACCGTTAGACCATCCAAAAGAGACAGGAATTTTCTCTCCTCGACCCTTAAATTATCTCCAACATTGATCTCCTTGTTTATCGATAAAAGGTTCATCCAACCGATTTCGTTCTCAACATATAATTTCACATCATACATCAAATCCCTTTTCTCGCTGAAAACAGTCACGGTTTCCCCTACGACGGGTTTCAGTCCGTTTTTCTCACAAGCTAGCTGAAATTTTAAAACTCCTGCCAAGGTATTTTTCTCACATATACCCAGATATTCAACGCCGAAAAATTTAGCCTTCAAGCACCAATCATTATAATTTCCCGTGCCGTTCAATAACTCGAAAGGACCGTGAACACCAAGAAACGATAGGGTGGGGATCTCGCTGTCAACTTTTCCCACGTACTTAAACAGTTTCAATTTCACGTTCGATTCATCGCCTTTCTTTAACGTGTAATATAACTGACCGAATTTGTAGATGTAATTATTAGCGGTAATCGGAGTTCCTATATAATTGAAACCTCGATCGAAAAAGAACCCATCCTGGTTCGGTAAAGATAATTCGTAGGTATCGCCACCTATGGTTATAATCCCTAACTCGGAAACATCGTAAGTGAATCCGTTTGAATTAAGATATTCTATTAAATCCCTCATATTTCATTAGAAAACGAGGTTCCCGAAAAGGAACCTCGAGAATTATTCATTTTCAGATTTGATCGCTTTAACGCATTTATAGATGTAAACGCTACTCTTACCAAGTATTTTCGCGATCTCAGCGTTCTTTTTTCCCTCCGCCAAAAGTTTCTTAATCTGAGGTAATATCGGATTGCTAAGAGCCACGACACCGTTTCTCTTGCTCGCAACGGATTTCTTTTCAGAAGGAGTTTCAGGTGATTCCTCTTTCTCCTCTTCCGATACCTTCTTCTCTTCTTTCTCCTCTTTAACGGTAGCTTTTTTGAATTTAGAAAGATCAAAACCTTCCTCTAGCGTGAGGATTTCATCTAACTCGGAATCTTCCAAGTCAGTTATCTCGCGACCATCAACGATTGAATCAACTTTCGCGTACAGATCACAAGCTCCGTATTCGGCGAGCCGGTCATAAAATTCGATAACTCTCTCCGCTTTCGTTTTAGCATCCTGACCAAGCTGGTCAACAACCGATTGTTTCCGTCTTTCGTCTTCCTCTAAGGCCTCAGCGAGTTTCATCGTAGGCATGATAATATAATTCTTAATACCCCGAGTTGCGGCTTCCTTCCGTAGCTCCTCTTTTGTCATCTCTTTAAATGTTTTCATAATCTCGTGTTTTTTATTAATGTTTATCTTTCAACACTGTAAAGATACACAAAGTTTATCTATTCACCAACATATCCAGCGAAAATTCGGTACTTCTTTATGTTAAATTTTATATCCGTCCATTCAGAAGGGGTAACCTTCACGCCTATCATTTTATGAAGCATGGTTGGGACCTTATCTTCCAAGCCATTATCCGTGTATCGAATACGGTGTAGTCCGTGAATGACAGGGTTTGATGTATCAATGCTCTTAATGAAAGAATAATGATAATCCTCGTATTGTTTTACTTCTTGAGGTAAAACAGTTCCAAGTAAGTGCATGGGTTTTAATTCATCAAGAACACCTTCTTCCATCAATTTATCAATGAACACCCTTCTCCCCTTGCAATACGCCATGGACTGGTTCTCGTCGTTTCCAAGAGATAGATAGATGGGAAGGTTAAACGGTAAAGCCACCATGTCACATCTAGCCGCCAGAAACCTATAACAAGTAACGAGATCGTCCCACGTAATTCCTTGCACGACCCCTATCGATCCGCACCCCGGAATAGGTTCCCATTCTTTGGCGATTCTCATCGTTTCTTTCGCGTTCCTTAAAACGTCCGGTAAAACATAATAAGTCGGTTTCAATGTTTTTATCCATGACCTGAACCGATTTGAATCAAACGCCGAACCGAGCTCGAAAACAGAATTATCCAATATGACATCCCTCCCCTTTTTCAACGCATCAGAGAAAAATTTGAGGTATTTCTCTCCCACTTCCGGATCTTCAAATAGATGAACCAACGCGTAATCGTAATCCGTCATCTTTTGAACCTTGTTCATGATCGATAACGGTGCTTCATGCGCTATCTTAATCATGATTTTGATATGTTATAGGATCGATAATTCCATTCGCTTGGAACGCTTCGAGTCTTTCGCAGCACGCCCCGCATTTTCCACACGATCTTCCTTCAGAATCTGGATTGTAGCATGTATGAGTGTTACCCAAAACGAAATTAATTTCACAATCATTAAACCCAAGGATTGTCATCGCCCGTAACCCTTCAGCAAGAACACCACCTTTATCCATGTAATTGAACGGAGCTTCGTAGCCAACCCTTTCACTACCCCAATTCGATACCTTAAACGCATGTTCGCAAGCGATACGAGATTCTTCGGAGGTGTCGCGATAGCATGTATGATCGCCACTATGTAGACCCAAAAACACATCAACATTACTCTCCGTTTTGTTCGCCCATGAAAGTGCCTTCCCATAAATGATAGCGGAAAAGATCACGTTTCTATTCTCAATAACAGTTGATTTCATGTTTTCCTCGGCGTAATGGCCTTCAGGAATAGGAGCCCCACCTACATGAAGAGACGAGTTGCTATCACTGAAACAATCTCTCAAATCGATAATCTGATGCGATAACTTAAATCCCTTACCTTGCAAAAACGCAATATTCCTTTTCACCTTCTCCAATTCAACCTGATGCTTCTGACCGTATTGAAAGGAGTAAGATTTAACCTCGTAATCGTTGGATAGAAGGTACATGAGCAAGCATGTACTATCCAAACCACCTGATAAACTTAAAATCCCTTTTTTCATCTAAATAAAAATTAAAGTGTATCTTTATAATATCAATATTTTTAACACTATAAAGATACACTATGTTTATGAATTATCCAACTATTTTATCAAGGATAAAATGAATTTTACTCTCTTTTCGACCGATCCCCCCATAAAAATAATTTTCTCCGGGACGAAATCCATCAACATATTCACATTCTCCTTAAACAGATTATTTATATCTCTTTGATAGACGGGATCGATTGACCGAACGCCATCGTCCACTATCTCAAACTCAGGTCTCAGAATGATATGGTAATCGTATAACCCCTCCATGTGAAACATAAGCTGGGCTACCGTGTCGCGCATCTCTGACCATCTATTTCTCTCCAACCCATCAGAGTGATAATAATGATAATCCGTGTAACAGAGCATATCAAGAATACACCTATCCGAAATAACATGCTTGGGATGGGACATAACCGCTTCAATCAATTCCTTGATATACGATGACGTGATCCATAACTGATCAATGAGATCCGCACTCTGATTGATCTTCACACCCTTATCATTTCCCTTCCTGGAAGGGGACCCCATGAAAACAGTGTTCTCCTTGAAAGGTTCCGTTTCTTTCAACGCGTTAATCAGCGTTGTCTTACCCGTGCACTGTGCACCTGAAATACTAATTACCATTTCTCTGTTTATCGTTTTGATATTGACCGTTATATAAATCACCTTCACTCACCTCCGTGCAATCATAGCAATAGAACTGAGCCACACGAGCGTTCACTTCTATCGTTAAAGGATGAAACACTTCCATGAAAGTACCCATCGATTCAGTTCTGAACCCGGCGTCAAAGATGGATGAATAAATCCATGCACCGCATCTCGCAACAGAACTTCTTTGAACGATCCGACCCATCTTATTCTTCAAAATATTACACCCTTCCACGAAATCAATCATATAATATCCGGGTTCAAAATGCCAAACCAGATTTCCGTTCATATCTTCGTACGACTTCATTTCCTCGTAGGAAGGTAACATTGTTTTACCCTTAACAGGAACGAACCCCTGCCCTTTCACAACGCTAACTCTTTTTAGCCGAATATCGCAGCCGTGTTGCGTTAAATTCTCTTTCAAATGACCGGTAATGATACCGTTCTGATCCAATTCTTTTCCGTTTAACATACTTTAACTTATTGAAATTCAATTACATAACCGTTTCTTCGTTCTGTTTCTCGTAGAGGAACTCTCTCGACCTCGCCTCAGCGAAAGCGTACAAGACGATATCCCGGCTTAAATATTTGTAAGGTATTCTACCTGATAAATCCCTGCCCGCACTCTCATACACATCCTCTCCCGGAATTATCTCACCCCGCTCTACCTTGTCAAGGTAATTTTTCTTCGCTTTCTCCAAGTTGATGGCGTACCTGAAAATGGAGAAATCAACCGAATCGGGCATGACAAACCTACCCGTTTCCACGTTCGAACATCCCAGCAAATGAACATACTTCCCTTTATCTCGAGCGTATTTCATCATTTTTCCAATCTCATCCCTGTACACATGCCACTGCCTTCCCTGAGCCAAACCTCCGATTGAAAGGATTGGATATAAAGTGGAGTCACAGAGATCCTTCCAGTATTGGAAGCCTTGATGCATCTTAAATACGACGGCGGGGTAATAACCGGTCAACTCTTTGATTTCATCCCGGAGATAATTTTTCGGAGATAAAAGATCCGGGTCTTTTCTGAAATATTCATTATCAAGTTCAAAACACATCTTAAAATTTCTCAAACCGAGAAACCGAAAAAACTTCTTCTTCATCTTCTCGCATTCCACCCAGAAAAGAGGATTATCCTCGCCTAATTTCTTCTGTTTCTTAAACAGAGTGAAACCGCCTGAATCCAACCACAACCGGTCGCCTCCAACAACGGATTGAATGAACTTGATGTAACCGGTTGTCATATCAACCGTTGAAATCAGGTAATCGTTTTCATGAGCGAGCAGAAGTTTTTCGAGAACCTTGTCTGACCGGCAGCTACTCACCAAACCACCGCCGAGACCCATCACCAACCGTCTTTTCGGTCGGATAAATTCAATTTGATCGTTTTTCATCATTCCACCATTTTATCATTCTGTTTCTCATATAAAAAGGTTCTCGCTCTCGCGTCGGCGAACCCAAAAACGATCATATCTTGACCGAGATATTTCAAGGGGATTCTCCCGGAAAGATCGGGTCCCGCGCTTTCGTACACCTCCGGTGGGGGATTAATCTCACCCGCGGCAACCTTCTTCAGATAATTCTCTTTCGCTCTTCCGATATTGATCGCGAATCGATAAATTGAATAATCGACCGAATCCGGCATCACGAACCGAGTTGTCTCAACATTCGAGCACCCTAGAAGGTGAACATACTTCCCCTTATCTCTCGCGTACTTCATCATCTTATCCAATTCCGCTCTATACAAATGCCACTGACGACCTTGCGCCAGACCTCCAATTGAAAGAACAGGATAAAGGCCAGAATCACATAAATCTTTCCAATACTGAAATCCCTGATGAAGTTTGAAAACAGGTGCCGGGTAATACCCCGTTATCTCCTTTATTTCCTCCCTCAAATAATTCTTCGGCGATAGGAGATCTTCATCCTTTCTGAAATACTCATTATCCAACTCAAAGCACATTTTGAAATTCCCCATTTTAAGAAATCTCAAAAATTTTCTTTTCATCACCTCGCATTCTTTGTGAAACGCCGGGTTGTCAGCACCCAGTTTCTTTTCCTTTTTAAACAAAGTGAAACCACCGGAATCGAACCAAAGCCTGTCTCCACCCACCACGTCAAGAAAATACTTGACGCAACCCGCCGTCATATCCAACGTGGATATCAAGTAATCATTATCTTGTAGAAGAAGCATCTTTTTCAACGCGTCAGACCCCTTACAGTGATAAACCATCGCCGCGGCAAGCCCCATTATGAATCTTTTCTTAGGTCTCTCAAACATATCAATCAATATTTGCGATTAATTTATCGAGTTCATCCTTGTTATCCTGCATCGTCGTGATTCCGATTGCTTTCAAAGATTCCTTGTTTCCAGCTTGCTCGACTAATCGTTGAAGACCAGCGTAATTCCATTGTGAGTATTCATTCACCTTGTTATCAGCAATCAAGAACCCTATCTTCTCCTGCTCTGTCAACCCCTTGACAACCAAAACGTCAAACTCTTCAACTCCGAGTATCTCCAATGCCTTAAACCGAGTGTTACCAGCAAGAATCGTACCCTCTTCATCAACCACGATCGGATTTATATACCCGTATTCCTCGATGCTCTTAGCAACCATCTTCGCCGACTTCGAATTTCTTCGAGGGTTGGATGGGTGACAATGTATATCGCCAGCCTTAACCCACCGAATCTCTTTCTCTATTTTTCTAATCTCTCCCATTCCTTTACTTTCTACCGAGTTTATAAATCTGAATGGCTCGAAGGAACTCATCCCTGCTATTCATTTTATTATCAAGGAAAGCGCCTGAACAATAATGAGTTGTCATGGTACTGTTATCTTCAGCCCCCCTCATGCTAACACACATATGCTCGGCCTCAATATACACAGCCACGCCGAGAACCGATTCCCCGAAAACTTCACAAAGATAGTCATGAATCTGTTTGGTTAGCTGTTCTTGTAGTTGAGGCCTCTTCGCGAACCAATGCACGATTCTGTTTAACTTGGAAAGACCGAGTACCTGACCGTTATCCTTGCTGATGTACGCGATACTGCAAAAACCGGTAAACGGAAGTAGATGATGGGAACAAAGCGAGTTCACCTCGATTCCATGTTCTATCACCATTCCCGAATAACCCGAGCTCGGAAATACCGCTAATTTAGGTGGGTTTGCGTACGCACCTGATGTGATCTCGTTAACGAACATTTTCGCAACCCGGTACGGCGTTTTCATCATATTGGGATCGTTTTCCCAGTCATACCCCAAAGTTTCCAGGAACTTACCGTACGCTTTCGCCGCTTCTGTTATCATCCTGTTTCTTTCCTCGCTAGAAAGAACGGTGTTTTCACCTGCTTTTATCTTTTTCATATTTCGTGTTTATATTTGTTATAATCAAGCCTCCCTCTCCGTCCCGAATATTATTATATGAAGGCGGTCAGTATAGAAGTATCCCAGCTCTATACACTTTTTCGCCAACCATTTCCTTTTCTCCGCTAGCATCGCCTCCGTGTCACCTTCCGGCATCAGATAGACGGTTAATCGAGGAAACGAAACACCCTCATCAATCATTCGTAAAGCGATTCTCGATACCTGATCCTGAACTTCCCTGATATCATCGTCGGTTGATACAACGTATTTTAATTGGTGTCTTTTCGCGAACCGGATCCATGACACTATCGCGGGAATGTTTTCCCGCCTTGATTCATGTTGTTGTTGAAATGAACCATCGGGAGTTGAACTGCTCAGTTTCGGTGAAATTGAAACAAGATCGGGGTAATGACCTTTTCCGAGAACATCCGGTTTGATGATGGTTCCGTTCGTTTCGATTGTTACCTTTTTCTTCGCCTTTCTCGCTATATTGATTAAATCTCTCAATAAAACAGGGTGCAATGTTGGTTCTCCTCCGGTGATAAGAATGTTCGCTATCTGGGGGTTCTTATCGATAATATTGATAACATCCTGTAGCGAATATTTCCCTTTCTCAGGGTTCCATGAACTGTACGTGGTGTCACATAAGCTCCCCTTGAAAGCACACCGTAAATTACACCCTGAAAGCCTTATCAAAATATGGGGAACACCCACGTACATTCCCTCTCCCTGCAAGCAAGGAAACAAATCAATAATCGGTTGAATTTTCTCGTAATCCATTTCTAATCTAAATAACTATTATACATCTCGTTAAATTCTTCAAATTCCATGTCGGATATCTCCCTTTCCTTCACGATTTCTTTCACAAGTTTAATTTGTCTTTCCTTCAATTCAATCGCCTCATCCTCGAACCCACCAACTCTTAAATCAATAACCGGCAAGGAGAGCTCGAAAGCTAAACTCTCATCAAAACCGTAAAGATCGATTAGAGATTCCACCCCTTCTTTCGTTATCATAACTTTACCTGTAATTCCGGTGCCTTATTTTTAATAAAACTTTTATTTCCAAGCATTATATCAACCAATTCTTTCGGCCAATCCACGATCACACCATCAGAAAATTCGGTTACACCAAGTGCATCAGGAAGCATATCAATGTCATCTTTCAATGCTTCGGCATATCCCGTTGATGTTTCATGGTAAATTACCTTTGAACAATATACATTACCCTCGCCGTTAGCAAATTTTATTTTCGATAAAAGATAATTTACCATCGCGCAAAGGTAGATGGACAGTGCCTCCGCCGTTGGATTTACCGGTAAAATAATCCATCTATCATTCCATTTCTGCATATCGCGAATGTATTCCGGGTCATCCTTGCACCAAAATGCCATACAGTGATCAAACGAATCAATAAATTTTCCAACGATATTTTTTAATATACCAAAATCACAAACCATCTGTGCGTTATCCAAGTGATCAGCCTTAAAAAACAACTCAACCTGAACGCCATGATTGTGAACCGAATGAGAACATCTAAAAGATGTTGCGTTTCTTACCACATGCTGAGCAGCCTCAACTCTAAATAATTTTCTGATTTCCATACTTCTAAATATTTTTAATCAACACCATAAAGATACACAAAGTTCATCAAATAAACAAGTTTTCGACCAATAATTCCACGTCTATATATCGCAAAGGGGTCTCGTTTCCTTTTCCGTCAACCACGATTATTCTTTCCCAGTTAGGATTATTCTCCTTCACCACGCACACCTCTCCTTTATACCTAACTTGACGACCTTTCTTGAAGGCATAATGCCTATCATGAACAACGGGACTTCTTTTGGAGGGGTCGTACTTCATCGCCGGCATGCCGTAAGGTTGTAGGAACACGTCTTTCAACATTCTCTGATACTCCCCGCTATCCTTGAAAATACTTACCAATTGATATTGATGCGCCACCTTCAATATCTTCACTTTCTTTTTCTCACAGATATCAGAACACATCTTAATGAAATAAGGTTCCTCGTAGACCAGTACCCTGAATAAATAAGAGAAATATTCGAGTTCCAGTTGCTCGAAATACTCTCTCACCGTTAACTTTTCTTTTTGAGCTACCATTATGCAATCGTTTTTTCTAAATTATTCAAGTAAAAATTAAGGGGATCTTCCATCCCGGACAATGTTCTTTCCAGGTAATCAATCGTCATGTTTCCGGGATCGACTTCCTTGTCTTTTATCCTGCAAACCTTGACGTTAAAAAATTTGCTCAACCGAATTGAATTTTCCTTGCTTTCCCTTAGAGCATCCTCGTCATACATCAGGATAATCGTTTTAACGGAAGTACCCCTTAATTGCTTTAACTGACCGGGACTTATCTTCTTGCCGAAAGTGAAGCAGCAAGACACCTCGTCATTAAAAGTTAGATTCATGAGATAATCCACGTTCACCTTGTCAAATAACCCCTCCACCAAGATCACCGTCTCCGTTTTATCACCTATAAAATTATACCCGCCGAGAATATGAGAGAATCCATCCTGGCTGTTCATATAACGGAGAACGAGATCGCGTTTCCCTTCCTTGTACATTTCACGATTCTCATCGTGCCATTTCTTGTCATACCTCGATCTGGCGAGCCATGCCACAACCTTATCCCCCTCTTTTATCTTGAAGACGATGTAATTATGTTTTGATAATTTCTCTTCCAAAATCGATTTCGTGTATGAAGGTTCAAATTCCTCGTAATGTTCTCTCAAAAAATGCCTGCCATCCAGGTATGGGTCATCAACCAAAGGTTTCAAACCGATAGGTAAACGAGCTTCTTTAAGTTCATCGTCACCATCTGATTCTTCCTCCTTGATCAAAGACGTTAAGTTAACGCTTTTTTTTGACATTCGGTACTCCTTGGTGATCAAATCTTTCCTGTCAATTTTGATAAGATAATCGCGAACCCCTTTCACAGTCCCGCACTTAAAACAATGATAGATCGCAGAATGACCGTCCTCAGTGAAGATTAGCGCGTTTTTACCACCTTTACCACAATAAGGACATTCCTCCTTCGAAGTCATCCAACCTTTCTGACCGAACGGTCGAAGATTCAGTTCTGCTATCAACTCGTCTTTATCAATCACTCTCATAATACCCTCCCTTTCTGCTCTCCCGATCTCTTCTTTCTACCACCACATTGAACATGCGTTATTTTCAAATTATAAAACTCATTCATCGTTCTCGGTCTGTCATAGAATCGACCTGTATTGTAATTCGTCGCTATCTTAAAAACAGGATCGACGTTCTCGTAATCTCTGACTTTATCCTTGAAAATCCGGCATGTTTTATTTTTCACCTCCTCCAGTGTTTGATTGATCGAAAATACCCAGCTAAAAGGTTGAACCACGGTTCTATCCCCTTCGGCGTAACTTCTATCTATCACTTTCTCCTCGTCGTTCCAAACCTCGAAAGGTACATCGCCCGTTTGAATAGCAGTGGCGCACGACATACCGAACTCCTCGCACATATTTTTCAACCGCTTCCCGCATTCCTGAAACCTGTATTTCGGTTTCGGATCGTTATCGAAACTCGGTATACCCGTTCTTATCAAATTAAACGAATCGATTATAAGTAATCTCGGAAATTTACCAACCAACTTCTTGTACTCGATACAAATAGATCTAACATCACCTATGGTGGCGTCACCGAATTTCTTGAAACTGTACACTTTGATATCAGCTCCAAAGTGCTTGACTTGATCGATCACATCATGGAACCCATCTAATTCCTCCTTCGTGAAATCACCTTCTTTTAAATCAGAATAAGTTTTATAAGTCCACATTTGAGCGTACTTCATATGAACCTTCTCTTTCGCCTCCTCGCACTGAATATGGAGAACGTCATGACCTAGAAGGGCGGTTGACATACCTCTCCACCTTAACACGGTACTCTTGCCCACGCCGCTCCTGGCCAGCCATAACTCCGTGTCGCCCACATCTATCCCACCGTATTTATCATCCAACGCGTCTATCCCGAACTCAACCGGCGGATCTTTCTCCTTCTTCTCCACCCAGTCAGCCCTGCAACGATCAAAATCCAAGAACACGCCTAGAAACATCCCCGATTGAGCTCTCAGCGAAAACTCAGTTATTCTCGCGCTCTCTTCCCTGCTAACCCTCATCGCCTCATCCTTCTTTCCCTCACCGTAGAGGTCCACGATTTCCTTGTTCAAAAGCAAAAACTCGCTATCTTTTATGTAGCTCTCCAATTGATTTAGAAGAACCTCGTCATCAACAACTTCCGACCCCTTTATTTGTTGAACCGCTATTTGAACGGACTCATTGTCATTATATTTCTGAGCTATCACACCGAGGGAAGGTACTTTATCGTACTTGTGAAACTGATCCTTCGCTTCTTTCAGCACGAATTTGTACCCGACCTCTTCTTTCGGTATAAATTTAAAATCAAGGTACCTGTCAACGATTGACATCATATCCTTGTTCAAAAACATCTTACGAAAAAGTTCACCTAAAAAATTCGCGTTTATCTTTTCCATTCTAATCCATGTCTATGTAATCTATCGTCGTAACCATCTTGTTCTCTCTCAGATCCTGTATCGCCATGAACGATGACATGCAGGTATCATCATGACCGCAAACGGATTCCAAGGTTCCCTTCTTCGAGTTGAACGCTATCGAGTTAAACTCACCGAACATGATATCAACCAACTTCCGCGTGTTCTCGTCCCCGTAAGGAACTCTCAACCGACCGCTCTCGAACAAAGCGGATAACGACGGTAAACCTAGTTTCAAATCTTTTTTATTTCCTTCAGTGGTTATAAATTCCTCTATGTTAACCAAGCCCCTCTCCCTCGCCATCCCGGCCAGTATTCTCTGAAAACCGTTCGACTCACATACCAGCTTGTTGGGCTTGTACCGGGCGTTAAACTCTATCAACCGGTTAACCTGAAGATCGTGACTAGCACCCTGCTCCCTGTATAGATTGATAAGATAAATCAAGTTATTCGAATCAATACCCCAAACCGTGTAAACCGTGTAGTCGGCACCAACATTTCCTGATATGGCGAAGTCACAACCAACAACCACTCTCACCAACTTTATAGGATAACTCTCTATATCGTTAGTGAAGCTGATATGTTCCATTCCGTGAATCGACCTTTTCAAGAACTCATAAGGGAAAATCGTTGATGTATCAGCAACGGGAACAACTAGGTACTCTCGATTGAACACCAAGGTTCCAAGTGATTGTCTCTCCTCCGTTAACCTCGAAAAAGTCAAACGATCAGGTGCGAGAAGTTGCCCATCAGGAAATATAGCCGGGTACTCAAATACTTTAAAACGAGCATCACTCTTTAAATCACCGTACAAATCCCCACTATTATAGGGGGTGCCAAACACACATAAATACCCAAACGGTTCCACGATAGGCGTGATTGAACCGTAAAAAACTTCGTGTAATTTCTCTCTCTGTTCTTGGGAGTAAAGAGCGGATTCATCCGGCAAGTCATCGCAAACAACAGCTCCAACGTGAAGACCTCGAATCATGGAATCCTTCGATCTTAGATGGAGAATTGAATCAGTTTCAGTCGTGATTGACGTCGCCGCCAACTTCGCCTTCATATTTGGATTCAATTTCTCTCCCAATATATCGTTTTGATTTATCTCCGAAATAATCATCGCGATATGTTTTTTACCAAGAGTTTCGTTATTCGTAATTATACAGGTCTCCTTTCTATTTCGATTATCAACACTCTCTCTTAGAAAAGTTGAAGGTCTGTCATAAGAATATAACCTCCATAATGTGAACGCGAAACAACCTTCATAACTATTATGAACCACCGTGCCATCCTTTAAAAGAAAAAGATGGTCTCCATCGCATGAAAATCCCACATATTCACCTTCACCAACACATTCAACTTCTAACGATGTCGCTAAATTATCCTGAACCGTTTCTTTAGGTGGTATCTTCTTTCGTTCTATTAAAACAGGAATCTCATCAACATCACCTGATATCGTTATTCTATAATGAGTGTAATCATGAAGAATACGTTCGCCTTTCGACGTTCTCACTTTCACGTCCGCTGTTCTCGTTATAATAGAATTACATCTGAAACCCAGGGATAAAGCCAATCTTCTCGTTTGTTCTATCAAATTCCTATCCTTAAACCCAATCTCAAAACAATATTTACTTCGAGAATGTCCTTTCTTATACTGAGAATAACCATCCGTGTCAATTAAACCGGCTAAAAGTTTCAATCTTTGCTTTCTTGATGCCGTAAGATAAGATTCAGGTATATGCTTATTACCGAGAACACCTAAATCCTTGAGAGCCGACTTTAACCGATTTCTAAATAACCTCTCCTTTTCGATAATTCGGTATTCGTACTTGTTACTTTTATGCTTTGATAAAACAAACCCGTTTTTCTCACAGAAATCATTTGGGTATTCGACTATCTCACAATCAGGAGTTGTTATTATGGGTTCGGTATATAATCCATCTCCCAACCACAATCCCAGTAAATACGGATCAATAGGGAGATCCTTTTCAGGAAGATCCCATCCTTTCACCTTATAACCCATTATTTTTCGCTGGGAATAACCTGACATCAAAGGAATCTCCTCCACGGGAACATCGAAATTTTTCCAATATCGATCTTTAGCTTGACGATTCTCATATCTCGATGGAACTTTTTTCTTGCAGCAAACAATATGACCTTCGTTCACAACATAATCAACCCCCCATGTTTGTTTCACCTTCCACATTTTAGATGTACCTTTATGCAAGGATAAAACTGTTCGAGGTTTTGAATCGGGTCCCATAACTTGATCACCAACAGAAATGTCTTTTATCTCCCGAATAGAACCGTCAGCCATCACGATCTCCGTTTCAGGTGATAGACATTTACCACTTGAGCGCGAAGCCAATATACCATTATACGGATAAAGCTGGACGATATTACCCCACTCCAAGTTTCTCCATCCCTGACGAAAGGTAGGGAGGCAAACTGTCTTGAAATAATTATAGCTCTGTTTTCGAAGAGAAAGATCCATGCTCTGTTCCACCGCTGAAAGATACTCCAACTTCTCTATATCCAACGTTCGATCCATGTGAGTCACGATGGCGGTTTGCCGGCGCATCTCACCTAGAAGTTTATCCAAGTCATTCCCGTACCCGGACATCAACTCCTGGATCGCTTTAGGAGGCAAGTTGGAGATGATCTCTTTCACGTAATTATCTATGTAATTCTCTTGTACGGGCGTTAAATTCATGACGGTATCTGAAATTTAAAATGTTCCCGGAATCTGTTTTCCTCTTTCGCCGTTGATGAACACCCCTCACCCCTCAGTCTTTTTATGTACGAGATGAAAAGTTGGGCGTTAGATCTCGTATCGTGAATCGCACGGTGAGCTCCAACCAAGGAGATATCATTTAATGAACAACAGGTCGACAGTTTGTAGTCCGGTTGTTCGAGGTTCGAGTAATAGGCGAGTTTCTGTGTATCCTCCACCCATTTCACGTACTTCCAAACATCATCACCGTAATAATTGAATAGCTCGATCGTGAAAGGATGATCAAACCCCGTGAAGTTGTGACCGCAAACGATCGCTCCCTGTCTCGGATTCTTGTACTTAGTGTAGAGGTCCTTCAAGTCCTTGTACACCGATTTCGCGTCCTTTCCCTGTTCCTCCATCATCTCCATCGTCAGCCCGTTCACCGCCAACGCTTCAGGAGCGTAAATCAGGTCTTCCTTGTAACCGGGTTTGAACAACGCCTGGTACTCGTCGATAATCTCTAACTTCTCCATGTCCACGACAACGCAAGCGACCTCGCATAACGCTATGTCGAGAAACGGTCTTTTCTCTTTACTGGGTAAACCCCCAGTTTCGTAATCTTGTACGATAACGTACTTAACACTACTCTTCGCCATCTTCTTTTAATAAATTATAAACCTTAATTCGGACGTCCTTTTGCGGTACTCTTTGGATTCTGTTCCCTCCCATATGCTTGGGTAACCGTCCTCGAGCACAGTACGCCTTCGCATCGTGAATCGTGAAATCTTTTCCCGATTCCGTGTTTTTCTTTTTGTTTTCGTTTAACCAATCTCTCAAAGTGGAGAGCGTCACCCCTCCCAGAATAATTTTACTAGCCATTTTTAACAGCGGTTATCAAATCAAAATCATCATCACGCGAAACCTCGTCACCGTACGATAACATCTTATTAAAAATTACCGGTTTCTTAGTGCTGTCTAAATCTCCTTCGTTTAATAATATGGCCGGATTCCCACTTTCATCCTCAATCTTATTCCATGAATAAATCTCCCGGAGAATGATTCTCGTTGAATCGAAATCGTTAAAAGTCATCACTTTCTGCTTCCCACCCGCCTTGAATCCAACCCGGCTTTCGTTTCTCATACTAGCGAGAAGTTTCTCCAACTGAGTGTGAAAATCCTTATCAGAGATCATTTTATACTTCTCGATAACGCGAACCAAATCGAACCGACCGAGCTTACCGATAACCTCGATAAGAAGGTTGATCGTTTTCACATCCTCTCTCGAAACAGGTTGTATGAACCTCTCTCCGAACGCTTCTTCATGAAGCTTCACCATATCATTAATCGCTTTCTCATTCATGACGTAAAAATACTCCTTTTAACTCAATAAACAAAGTTTATTTTAATTTTCTTTTCAAAAAATCTTCCTTCGATTTAAAATCATGCGCGTTATGGCATTCCAAGCACCAAAGATGAATATTATCCTTGTTCAACCTTTCTTCCGGGTAAGCTCCTTTTCCTTTCTCGTGAGCGAAGAAATGAACCCTGGGTTCATCCCCGAGATATGACCCGCAATGCTCGCAGTAATGAGGTCTCTCGCCCCATATTTCCAAGAACAATTCACGTTCTCCCGTGGATTTCCTTTTTCCCTGACGGATTGAACTTCGTTTTAACTGTTTTATATCTGTTTTAACGGACAATCTCTCTTTGTTGCATGAATTACACAGCCCGTGTTTTTTATTCGCTATAAACCGATAATTTCCGCATTTCTGACAGAATCCCTTACTCGCTCTTAACATCGCAATGTTTTTTATACCTGCAATTTTTACAGTAAACGTTTTTCTCGTCGTAGAGGAACCCGCCGAAATCAAGGCAGTTCAAGTAACCTCGCGGCGTGTTCCAATACTTTTTCCTTTGCTTGTCCTTGTACACGTCAGATAACCTCAGCTCGTACCCTTCTTTCAAGGGGTTTTTTATCGTTTTAGATTCTTTGTATTGCTGTAATCGATATATTTGATCTTCCGTTCGATTTCGATACCGCTCCACCATTCTTTGACAGTAAATCCAGTTTAATTCGATGTTCCTTCTCAGAAGTTTCCCATCGTAACACCAGAAAGCGTGAACCGTGTAATTCCAGATAAAATCGTTACCCGCATCAACCGGTATCATCTTCTGAAACTTGGATAGGAGTTTGAGGTTCCTGCTCGTTCTCGCCACAACGTAACCGGGTTGCATGTACGTTCTCTGATACATATACTCGTAAACTTGTATTATCTTGTAAACAGGAACCATGATAACCGATTATTTATTAATGTGAAGATACGCCAAATAACCCACTTCACATTTCTCCTCCAATTCATCGACGGTTTTGATTGACGGTAAAATTTCATCAAGCTCGGTTTTCAATGAAAGATATTTATCGTACGTTTCAAGGTATGCTATCACTGAGGCGACGGTACTATATAAAATATCTTCATCGCCCTTAATCGTATCGATAACAGATTTCGCATCCTTGTTTATCGATTGATAGCAATCAGGCACGCCTGCCAGAAAAATACCTTTACAAAAATTATTCGATTGCCATCTCTTGAAAGGATCCGATTCCATGTCAACACCACCCAAAACAAGTAAATCGTATATTAAAACGAATTTAGGTTCATTCGTTTCACGAATCTTATCATCATAAGCCGCCAACATTGAATCAGAAAGACCGAATCTCATTAAACCCGAAAGCGTGTTTGAAAGAATCTTCTCAATTTCTGTAACAGTCTTTCTTGCCGAACTAAGAACTTCGTATTTAATAGCTTCCCTAACCTCGTTGTTTAATCTTTGTGTTTTCATATCTTCTATTTTTAGTTTGTTATCTCATTATTTTTAACACTGTAAAGATATACCTTGTTTATCTATTATCCAAACATTTTCCTGATTATTTTTCTGAATATTCCTTAAATATTTCCCTTCTGAGTATACCCCGATTTCTCCGCACATTACGGTTGAGGTCCATCTTCAACCTAATATACAGATAATCAATATATTGTATTATATAGGATATTAATAAGGTCATATTCTATATTGATTACATCTAATGGAAGATGAATACAATATACGATTCAGACAGTATAGATGAAAACTCCTCCGCAAAGCAATGGACAGGTCTCAGCCCAAGTATATGAGTGTGCGTTGCCTGTTGACACGGGGTGGGTCAGAGCAGGTCTTTGTTTAATGTCCACGTCATCTTACTGTCTCCCCAAGTTGGTTCGGATCATCAATCCTGGATGTGTGGGGTCGAGTACACCCTTCAATATGATAAAGAACGAGATAAAGATACACAAATTTTATCAAACAGGCAAGGATTCCGATAATTTTTCGTATATTTACGTTGTAAATCAATCAGATAAAAACATGAGAGAAGAGAAAATAAACGGATGGAAAGCGTACGTGACGGAAGAAAATCAAGCGGAGGTTGAAGCCTTGAAACTTCAATTCTGGGAGTACAAAGAAAGAAAAAATATCACCTCTAACGAGTACCCGGATCACCAAGCTGGTTACATGGTGAAAGATTTTGAATGGAAGGATACCGTGTTCATACCCGATTTCTTTTTTGACAAGTTATTCGAGTGTATAGATAAGTGGGGTCCATCAAGAAAATGAACCCCGTTACCTTCTAGTTCCATTCAACGTTTAACTCCCATGTTTCCTCTTTTTCTTTAGGAACGGGTTCGAACCAGTATATTTTATTAGGGGTTGGTCGTGCAATATCCCTGTAATCCTTATCGATCATGTCCTTGTTTATTTTCCTGCACACCCACACCCCTATTGAACCTCCGGCCGGTATCGTTCCTATATCAAGTTTATCGTCCTCGGTGGTTACCTGAAAATCTCCGACGAAAGGCTTCGAATAAATATCACCCACTCTTTCCATCACCGGTCTCCCTTCCTTGTCGGTACCCATAGCGACGGGAGCTATCAGAATCTTTCCTTGATTTGATTCACCGGTGGATGACATGTAAAGGGAAACATCGCTTGCGTCGTTCATCGAATCGTTAACGAGAACCAGCGCCCTGTATTCCGTTCTACCTTTCGAGGCCCCGTAAATCGATATCTCCCCGAAAAGGTTATTGAACTCGTCGTTTTTCACTGTCATGTTCGAGATGTAACCACCTAGTGAATCATCAGGCTTGTCAGGTCCTTGACCTGAATTTAAACTCGTCGTGTAACAAAGTTTCATTCCAATATTAGATTAAATAGTCCAGTATTTTCTTAACGTGTCTTGATCGCTTACAGATATAACCCCGTTATTGTTCACCACCTTGGCGATGGGGAAATCGATACCCTCCGTGTAGGCGGGTAAACCACCGCTAACGGAAACTGTCAACAGTTTCGTTCTATCGTAGCTGTCGTACGTGTACAATCCCTTCAATTGATCGGCAGTGAAATTGACTCCTATCGGGAGCGTACCTACCACGATCATTTTCAAGTTCTGCTCGGCGGCGACGCTATTGTAAGAATTAATCACGGCGGAGGTGTCGTTGATAACTTCCACTACCTCGTAAACACCGTTATTTAGCGTTTCTGAGCCATCTTCTTTAACGAATCGTATATTTACAGGGGCTTGCGTGCCTTGACCTCTTAAAACAGCTAAAAACTCGGTATTCACGCCGTTCAAGTTACCGCTAGAATCCACCGATACCGTTCCAACCTCCCAGTTCACCGTGTCGTGAGAGAGGATGACGTAATACGACTCTCCCGTTTCGGGTACGGGTAACTGGTTTATCCCGGGCACGGTGATGAGGTTATGATTTCTATCAACTAGATATCCGGGTGCTATCTTGATAGAACCGGGATTCGTGTCAACCGTTACCCTTAGCTCTTGCGAGGCGGCGTCTCTCTTACCCGACACGATACCCCAGTTTTTCGTTATACCCATCAAAAGGGTCTTGGAGAAAGCCAGATCCGATAGAAAGTTTTGGCTTCTCTGTAATTCTTCCTTCGAGAGGAACGTTTTCCTGTTATAATTTATCTTGCTCATATCTTTTTAAATTTTTAATCAACGAAAATAACGGTCCAACCCTTTCCCTCCACTTGATTCTTGTACATGTCTTTTTTTAAGAAATAATCATCGTTAGAGGTGTAATATTTACCGGACGTGGTTTGGTTTAACAAACTGAAGAAAGTGATGTACGTGATACTGAGTGAATTTTTAATAATTGGAGTATGCTCCACGTGAATTTCCTCGTATACTTTCGATTCACTCGATGCAACATCGATCGAGGTGATACCCGAGCTAGCGAAATTCATGTATTTCAGCTTATCCACGTCTATAAGTTGCGCCGATTTCAAGTTAGCGCAATTCTCCGATGACCACCACTCGATGTTCGCTGCCGCCACTCCCAGGTTGGTATCCCTCGTTTTTATTGAATTGAAAGCCGAGCCGGAAGTGTCAAGTCTTTGGAGGCTTGTCATCTTGCTAACGTTAAGAGCGACGTTTAACCGGGTTAACCCCTTTAAATATAACTCTTTGACGTTATCAATAACGTTATTATTCAAGTCAATGAACTCCGAGGAAGAAGAGAAAGAAACGCAATTTGATAGATCAAGGTACTCGAGCGTGTTCGTGTAGGTAAACGAAACGAACGAGATGAAAGCGGGACAGTCATGCAGGTCAAGTTTTTTCAAACCGCTGTAGGTCGATATCTTCAGTTTTATCAACCCCGTGTTGAACGCTATCATGTTTTTCACCGAGCTCATACCGGAAGTTACCGTTATCGATTCTATCTTGCTCAACGAGGTGTTATCGTTGACGGTAACGTTAACCAGGTTCGTGTTTCTCGTGAAATCGAGATATTTCAAGCTATTAAAGCTGGCGTCAAGATCCGTTATCTTGTTGCTCCCCAGGGTTGAACCGAATATCAACGATGATTGCTCGTATTGCGAGTTTACCCCTATATTGTTGTGAGAACAATTTAGTTCGGTGATGTAATCGGCTTTCGACACGTCGAGCGTTGTTAACTGGTTGTAGGAGCAATCGACTTTCGTTAAACTGCTAAATCTTGACACTCCCGCGTTCTTGTAGAAGGTGTCGAACAGGTTCACGTCGTTATCAGAGAAGTAACTATTCGTTATCACCACGTCTTGGGCGTACCCGTTAAACTGTCTCCAACCCGTTTGATAAGCCCTACCGAAGTGGAAATCACCGTTATGAGGGGCTTTGCTTAACCCGGAGAAAGATAATTGCGTTTGATCTCCCGTAACCCCGATAGGCGTACCTGTTGTCTCGTATTTAACCCCGTCAACATACAGCTCCACGTGCCATGATGCGTCGCTGACATAATGTAACCTGAACATAACGTGCTGCCACTTATTCACCGCTAGCTGTTTCGCCTGGAACGCTAACCGACCACCGGCCGTGTAAATATCCATGTTCAATTTATTCCCGAAGGAGTTACCTCCCCAACCGAGAGCCCAACCGAATTGATCGGTATTGGAACCGAACATAACACCACCGCAAAGACCGTTATAAGAGGTGTTGTCAAGCGGGTATATCATGAAACTACCCGAAATGGCCGTTACACCATCTCCCACCATCTCCGAAGGGAACGTGGCGTAAGAATCAGTCATCTTTAACGCTTTAGTTCCTTTTATGAACCCGTCCTCGTAATTATCCACCGCCACGAAGGTATCGAACGTTAGAGCGGATCTCGTCATCTTCGTCGTGTTACCGTCAAGGGCGTAGGCGAGTTGAGGAGCGGCGCTCAACCGGTTCACCACTTCCTCTATGCTTGTTGGCGTGTCGGTGGAAGGGTTAAACGTCAATGACGTTAAAGCGTTATTGTCACAATCCAGGATTTGAAGGCTAGTTGTCGAGGTGAAATCAAGCGTGGTTAGCTGGTTTTCACTTATATAAAGACCTTTCAGCGACCCACCTATGGTGTTGGGGTTGAAAGACGTTAGTAGGTTTTTCGACAAGTTCATGTTCACTATCGCCTCGCAGTTATCATAGTTGATGGACGATATCTGGTTATTCTGAAGATGAACGTACATCAATTTAGAACTGGAGGATATATCAACCGTTTTCAAGGCGTTATCGTACCCGTCCAACGTGATGAGGGCGACATCGTTTGAAAGATCAAGGTTTTCAAAAACAGCGTTACCCGTTACCGTGACCGTTTTCAAGACGTTGCAATCGGATAGATCAACCGTTTTCAATAAATTCTTTCCTGTAATTATGAACTCCGTGAACTTGTTGTTGCTAGCGAGGATCGTTGTTATGTAATCGCTCGAGGTGAAAGTTGAACCGGAAACGTTCGTTAACGAGTTAGACGAGCAATTCAAGTTTCTCAACGATTTTTGAACTGACAAATCGAGCACGATTAGTTTATTATCGTTCACCGTTATATCGGTTAACAGGGTGTTATTCGTTAACGTTAACGTTTCCAACTCGTTACCTGTCATGCTCAGTTTTTCCAACCTCGTGCAATAAGGGGCGGAGAAATCAGTGAACTTGTTATTGTTCATGGATAGAACGGTTAACGAGGAGTTCGTCGTCAAATCTATCCCGGATAGAGGCGTGTTATCCGTTTTTAACGTTTTCAATGAAACGTCGTTTTTCACGTTCACTGACGATGCCCTCTGGTTATCGCTATAATCCGCGTTAACGAGGTTCGGGCAATCCTGCATGTTGATCGCCATGATGAACGAGTTACGCGTTATCGTGGCATCCGTTACAACCGGGTTCTCGTTAGCGTGGAACGCCAGCAAGTTGGGGGTGTTCGTTACCTCTAAAGTTTTCATCACCGGCATCGAGTCTATATACAACGTTGTCAATTCCGGGTAATTACTTCCATCGAAAACAGGGTTGATCATGCTATTCGAACTAACATTCAGGAATGATAGAACGTTAACAGAAGGTATGGTGAAATCCGTTAATTTGTTGGTGTTAACATCAACATAGGCTAGTTTTGGTGCCGTTCCTAGATTCAATGTTGCCAAACTATTCTCACCAGCTGTTAGTGAAACGAGATTCACGTTCGTTGACAGGTTGAGTGATGTTAACTTGTTTTTCCCGACCTTCAGCGTTTCAAGAGATAGAAGGTTGGCGGTTGAAAGCGAAACGAGGTTATTATCTTCAACGTTAAGAAAGGCGAGGAGAGGAGTTGCCGTCAACGAGATGGTTGATAGCTTATTCCCCTCCATATTCAAGGTCGTTAACCCTGTCAAAGTAGAAAGATCGATCGTTGCCAGCTCGTTGTCGCTTAAATCAACGCTCGTTATACCCGGCATGTTAAAAATATTAACTACCGATATCTTGTTTCCAGCTCCTTTCAACACGGTCACGTTACCCTCGTTTATCGTTATAACGTGAGTTGGTAGGTTATCAGAATAGGAATAGGTAAGCTGATTCTTCGTTGTCACGCCGTCACCCCAATCTATGAGCAGGTCGCCCTCGTATTCCGTGCCTTTAAAAGAAATATTTCTAGCCGATGAAACGAAGTTCATCAAGGATTGGGTGAAAACAACGCTCACCTCCTTGTTAGCGTCCATCGATAGAAGGTACTGGTTTGAAACGGTTTTTTGTTCCCCGTCAATTAGAACGGACCCGATTTGATAACCGACTGACGGGGTTATTCTAACCACCGCTATGTCGCCTTCCCTGTAAGTACCACCACCGCTAACGATACCACCGGAGATCGGAACCCATTCAACGATTAAAGTGTAAGTCGTGATCTCGATACCCGTTAAATAAGTGGGTAGTATTATGTTGTTCTTGTATCCCAGAAGGTACTGCTCCGTGAAGTTCTTGATGTAATCTTGCTCTTTCCCGGAGTTATTATAGAAATAGGCGACAATCGGTAATATCGAGCCAAGATACCCTCTCTCGATGGGTAGGTCAAGAGGCTTCACCTTGATGCCCCTTATCATGATCGTTTTATCACCGGTGGAATATCTTTGTCCGATAACGGGCGTGAAATACTTGATTGACCTGTCAGAGATTAGCGGGACGCCGTTTTCGAAGTTAAGGTGAACGTTTGGCTTGGTTATCGTGTCAGCTCGCGTTATAACGCCTCTAAACCAGTATTCCGTCCCAGTTTTCTTCAACGATAGAGGGGTGTCCTTGTTAAAGAAAGAATTTAACACCTCTCCCGTTTGACCGTTATAGAAATCGACCGGTTCAAGGTTCTCGTTGTACCCGTTCACCCCGAAAACAACGTGATCGGGAGATGAAGCGTTTCCGGACGCTTTCACCTTGAAATAAATCTCGTAGGAGAGTGATGGTGATATTTTCAACAGTTTTTCTTTCTCACCGGGAGCTTCTATCCCGTTAAAACCGGCAGTTGATGGTAATGAAAAATAACTTTTCCCATCTTCTTCCACGATATTGATGTTACCGGTATCACCCGCTAGAGGGTAAAGTGATTTATCTTTCACGTCCTCCCCGTACTCGTACGCTTTCATGGCGTTCACGATCTGCTCAGTTCCCGTCCACATAGGCGATGAAAGATCGCAACACCATCCCAGATCTTGGAAAACGAGGTTAAAAAACATGAACTCGTTCGTGTCCTTGTAGTTTATCAGTCGCATGAACTCTCCGTTCACCATTCCATCGGTCGAGGTTATGTTTTTCGTTCCCCTTTTCCGGAACTCGTCTATATAGTTCGCGAACAGGTACTCTCTCTGAACCAGCGACTCCTCGCCTGACAGGGCCAACCCCTTGCTTTCAAGAAATAGATCGAAAAGAATCTTATTCTTCGGTATATCTTGAAATTGACGTGCCATATAAACGATGATGGCGAAGAAATGAGTTATGGATAACCAGTAATCAATGAAGTCCTTGCTATTTTCCGTGTAATCTCTTTGAACGTATTTAGGGAGGATCCCCCTCTCGTACAATTTCTCCAGCACGTTAAACGCCCAACGGAGAACGTTTATATCGTTCACGTCGAAGAATTTCTTGAAATCGGTCTTGGAATAGATAACATCATCTCCCTGTTTCACCTCCCCTTCGAGTTGAACCCAGTTAAAGTAAAGTTCACCGTTCTCCCCTCCTTGCTGGTAAGCGTACTCGAAAAGAAATGATTCTTTCTCGCTGATTGGAACGGACTGTATATTACCTTGGTTAAGGTCTTGCCACTCGCTCCACGTTACACCGATATCTTTCGAATATCGAAATTTCTTCTTGAAATAAACATCACTCGTTTCACCATCCGTGTCATCCATGAACCCGGATAGTGAAACGAGCCCGAGAACCGGAACATCCGTGCTTATTCGAAGCACGTCACCGTTTTCAGTCGTTTTATTTTCTATAATCATGTTTTTTGATCCAGTTTTATTCTTTTGTAAAGATAGGGAAATAATCAATTATCTCAAAAGATTATTTCCCTATGATATTAATGAGAGTTGCTGGTTATGAAACAACTTCCATCGTTAGCTTATATAATGTACCATCAGACTTAGCAAAATAAACCCCACTATCATCCATGGTTAAGTTTACCGTGGCTGTCATATCATTATCAATGTAAGTATGAATCTCATTTGTATATACAGCTCCGATATGACATGACGCGTAAGCATGCTCAGCAGAACCAAATCCTCCAGTTCCTCCTTGGAGTATGTTGGGAGTGCTATCATCAGGCATCGTTCCTAGTAAAACTAACCTATCAATTTTACTTGCACTATCTCCCTTATATAGAACAGCATCACCTTCAGTATTTGTATTATAAGTAATAGGTTTTGCTAAATTATTTTTATTCCAAAACTCGTAATTCGTACCACTGATCTTGGTGGTTAAAGAACCACTCTCATTAAATGTAAACAATCCACTGTCTACAGTTAATGTTGCATAAGGAGCTACAGGTATAAAATTATAATCATTTACTTTAAATACACAATTTCTATTCAAATGACCTTCTAGTTTAAAATTAACTGTTCTAGCAAGATCAGTCATTTGAATATCATAACCACAAGTCTGAGTTCCTTCAGCATCAGTTAAATCTTCTGATTGCATTTGAACAGTGCTCTTAAAAGTATTGGTTCCTGTCCAAGTATTGTTATCACTAAGACTAAGACTAACACTACCACCACCAGAACCAGATATATCATTTAAGGTTGCTAATCTAACCTTTGAAGATGAACCAGTGGTTACATAAAGACCGTCAGTATCAAAATCAAGCTGGGTATTCTTAGCAAGATCTTTTAGATAAAGGTTAACGGTTGTACAGTAAATCTTGGCTCTTTCTGTTACCCTACTAATTGTGTTCATAGGATAATAACCTATAGTTAAACCGCCTTCAGAGGGATCTGTAGTGTCTCCCCCCCCTCCTCCTCCACCACCAGAAGAAGAAACAATTGGATAAGCAATTCTTATATTACTACTATTAAATCCAGCGTAATTGGAATTAGATCCATACTCCAACTTACCATCATCATTTGTAGATAAAACTGTGTTGTTAAGTCCTCTAAAATAGATACTGTTGGTATTGATGTTAGATATAGCTGCTGAAGCGTAAGCATTGGTTCCAATACCGATATATCCATCACCCCCAGCACTTATGGACTTGACAGTGGCAGAAGTTAAATATTTTGTAGTGAGGGTATCTATCTCTTTCCAACCTGCTGTCTTGGAATAAAAACTCAAAGCATAACCTGTCCCCGTAGAGTTAATGGCGTATTTAACAGGATATTTTAAACTATTATTATCCCAAACATCATAACTATTAGTACCATCAGAAGTTTTCAATCCACCTTGGAAAGTGTTTAACCCAGTCCAAACATTGGTATCACTTAATTGAACACCTCCACCACCTGTACCTCCATCTACCCAAATAGGTGCCTTACCAGCTCCCTGAGATTGAAGAACCTGGCCAGAAGTACCAGCTGTTGTCGGTGCGAATAAAGTTACAACGGTAGTTCCAGTTCCTATAAACGGATAATTAGTTCCGTTTAAATTCAAATTCCTAGTGTAAACACTAGTTACACTGCCAGCAGTACCGTTCACATAATTAAGAGGTTTTGAAACATTACTTGCATCCCAAATTTTGTAACTAGTACCACCTTTCCAATGTGATATATCTGATGCTCCAGTGTATAATAGTAAATCATAAGAACCGTTACCTACTGAAATAGTATTGGAAGAATTGAGTCCAAGTATTTGTATGGAGGTTCCAGTGGATACAATTCCTTTTATATAGTTATTGTTACTTAACACTAAATCCCCGGTAAGTGTGCCTCCTGCCAAAGGTAAATAAGATGCTAGATCAGTCATTTGAACAGGGTTGGGGAGGTTATAGGAGTCGTAGATTTTATAGTCAGTGTAAGTTAAATTGGCTGTGTATTTTCTGTGGGTTATGTCTGTGTTGTTGGAAACTAAACAATTCGGAATACTGTTGGAACCAAATCTAATCTCATTAACATCATCAACTTTAATTAAGTTAAGGTCAGATGGTGTTCTTAAACTCCAGGTACTTGGAACTATTAATTTATTAGCTTGAAATTTATACTGGGCACTACCCCAGTTTGCGTTTCCTACTGATAAATATAAATAATCAGCATCTAAAGGTTCTGTTGCCCCATCTGCTTTTATACCGAAAGCTCCTCTTTTTACAGCCGTGGAAGAAGATGCTTCTCTTGAATAATACGCTAATTCTTTACTCCAACCTCCTGTAACAATGCTATTCACAATAAGATTTGTGTCTGCGCTTACTCTAAATAAACTACCTGTTCCAACTTGAAATTTATTTAAAGCGAATGTATTACTTCCACTAAAAGTATTATTGCCAGCAAGTAAAGCGTATTTAGATAGATCTGTTGTGGAGGCTGGGGAAGGTAAATTACTTTCGTCCCAGATTTTATATTCAGAATGAGTGGATTGATTTGTGTACTTGGAATGAAATAAATCTGTATTATTTGATATTATCCATGTTGGAATTAAAGGCCCTCCAAATCGAGCTCTATTGTTGATATTGTCAACACCAATCAATTGCCTCCTTGATGATAAGGTTTTTAAATAAAAAGTTTCTGGTATATATAATGTATCAGGAGAGAACTTATACTGTGCATCTTCTGAGTCAACATCACCCACACCTATGTAAGCCCAATCAGAATTGGGGGTTGATTTAGAAGCATAAAGCCCGAATATTCCTCTCCTTGTATAATCAGTATCAGAAGATTTTTTAGTGTAAAAATCTAGATACCTTGAAATGCTAAGTTCATCATCAGCGTAATCATAATACATTCTTAACCCACCAACATTGTTAACAGAGAACTTAGATTTATCTCCTGTTACATTGAATTTACCTGCCGTGAAGGCATTATCTCCTGTGAAAGTTTGATTGGCACTTAATTTGGCTGGATCTGGGAGATTAGAAGTGTCATGGACAATATAAGTTCCATTAGCTTTTTTATGCAGGATGTTTTCAGTATTTGTTTGAATAACAACACCTACACTAGGAGAACCGAAAGTTGGTCTATTCGCGGTATCCAAACTTACCATACGATAATTTGTAGTACCATCAGAACCAATACCTTGTATACGAACATTACTGTTTGCTAATACGATGCTTCCAGCCATCGTTCCTCCAGAGAGGGGGAGATAACGCGAAAGCTTATCATCAACGCTTGATTTTAGCGTTTGAATGGCGTCCGTCACCGCTTTCTGGGACATAACATCCGTTGTTGAAACACCCGATACCTGCAAAACGGATGATTTATCCAGTTTCAGGTTGAGAGCTTCAGTGGTTGCTTTCTGTGACATGGGGTTTATCACTGAATCACCGGTTACTTGCTGGCTGATGATTCGATCCACGATATCAGAATAGCGGTGTTTATGGTAAGGTGCCGTTGAAGGTCCTTGAGGTGTTAAGGTTGAACCGTCAGAAAGCGAATCCAACCACTTTTTCTGTACAGGCACCATCACACCAGCGTTATCGTCCGTCACGCCAACCACCGTGGTTTCCTTTCCCGCCGAGGAGTGAATTGTTACCTCCGTCGCGGAATAGGTGGTCGATAAATCAACTTTCACGTCTATCTTACCGAGTGGCGCCCAGCTGTTGATTACAGAATCCCAAACTATCTTCTCGGAATCGGAAAAAGTTTTACCGTTGTACGGGTCCGTCACTGTTCCGCCTGCCGGCTCGGTTATGATAATGTACATTTCCCCGCCCTCGAGCGTTGAAGGGTTGGGGAAATCTGAATCTGTTCTTATAACTCCCTTGAAATTCAGCGGGTTACCGACCGAGCTCTTGATGAAATCCTTCACCGTCATCTTGTAGTTCACACCACCCGAGTTGATCACCAGGTAATCATCGTCAGTCGTTACCGTTCCTTGCTGCAATGACACCAACCACCCGTTCACGTAAGTCTCTACCCACGCACCTGTTGGTATCCCGGTCCATTCTTCCCCGTTATAAGACCTGAAAACGTACGGTATAACCGTGTTATCGAGCCATATCATGTTGACGTTACGGGGAGCTGTCTTTCCTATGTATATCGCCGCTACTTGACCTAAATTTTTAATCATATATCTCTTATTAAAGTTCCGTCTGATTCATTTATATAATATTGATCGGCGTTATCAGAATCGACGATCAAATTCCCGTTCTCATCAACGTAAAAATTATCAATCACGTCACCAAAAGATCGCATGATCAAATCACCGATTCCAACGTTAACACCTTCCATCACCCTCTCGAAATTGGAAATGAAGAAAGAGAGAAAATCATCTTCACCACCTCTATCGTAATAGGTGAGGATTTTGATATACGGTTTCGATATATTAAAAACCGTCGTTGTCCTTATTTTTTTAATCTCTGGCATAATCGCTAGGGTAATAAACGGGTGAAAGCGGGATGAAATCATCCATCCCGGTATCAAAGATAATCTTTCCCTTCAAATCCCTCATGCAAAATCTCTTTATTCTAGGCAAGGCGTTAACCGGAACCACCTCGTCCACTTTCGGGTAGAAAGTCGTATCTTGAACGTACTTAACACCTTCCGTGTTCTTCACTATCGATAGGAGATCATCCCATTCCACCTTCTGACCGGGCTGCCACGTTCTGAAATCGAGGTACTTGGTCATGGCGATTTGGATCTTCAACCGCACGTCACTTGGATCGTAATTAGAAGCTATGTCAACCATGAAATCAACTCCTTTTTTACCACCGACGATGTACCAGTCCACGTTCGAGAGTTCTATACCAACGGTATCCCCGAGCTTGTTCCTATCGCTTAAAGGGAAATAAGGTGCCGCTTGCTCGAGCATGTTCGATAATTCCTCGTCGGTGAACTCCACCCCGTTCTGGGTGGATAAGGCGAGTTGTAACTTACCTTCCTCGTTAACACCGAAGTTGAAAAACATCAACACTCTGTCATCTATCGATTGAAAAACTTGAGTGAAATACTCTCTCGTTCCGATAGAGAGAATGTTCAAGTTATTCTGTATCCTCACCCGGAAAGTCTCTTCATCCTCTGAATCCCTTCCACCTATCGCGTAATACTCGTTAGTGCAGGACTTGTGACCTGCTGGCGCTCCCGTTATACTGTTTATCGTGTTGGGTTGAACGTTGGTTTGAGAACCCGTTCCAACGCTTCTCACCTTCACATAATCGTACCCATCGACCCCCACCGTGACATCTTTCTCTATCATGAAACGGATACCGTTCTGACTCACGAAGGAGGATTTTGAAGCTTCATAAACGGTTCCCTGATCCGCCACGACTTTAACATAGGTGGATGACCCTAAAGCCCCTTTTCTCGGGCTTACCCCGAATAGCTGTGCTGAAACGTCAAGATCAGTTCCCGATGCCGTGTCGGGAAAGATTCGAGCAGCCACTATCGATATATCTTTCAAACATTTCTGCCCGACCTTGGCGACCCCGAAAGCGGTCGCGTTGACCACCGAGTTATCGCTGATATCGGACACCTTGTCCGTCTTGTTCAGGAATATCTCTATAAACAAGCTCTTGAGCAAGGAAATCGTGTGTTTAACCCCTATTATCATACGTTTATATTCGTTATAAAATTATCGTTATTCACCGTTTTCACGTTTATCTTCATGACGATGTAATCGTCTTGACGCGTCAAGGATAGAAGGTTCACCTCTATGAACCGGTCGTCTTTAGCGAACATCGTTGACAGGTTACGGAATAGCGTCGGGTACTGGATGGCGGAAACGTTCGTTCCAACGAACTCGTTCGAAACCCCGTCTTCCGGGAACTCCGGGATATCTCCCTTCAGCGTGTTCATGATGGTATCTATCGCCTGGTTTATCGCGTCCTTGTATTCCACAACCGCCAGATCATTATCCTTGAAGTGGAACCGTTTATCAACGTCCTTCCCAAGTATCCTCTCACCCACCAGGCTATCCACGACGGTATCGATACCGAAATTGGCGGTTGAACTCAAGCTGATCTTGAATATCGGTCCACCGTTTCTGGGCGAGTATTGTTCCTCCCCTATGAAGTTACTTACCGCTATATCTTCCCAGTCATTCTGAGGATCGTTACTACCAACGCTCTCCGACACTTTCTCGAAATTATCGAAATCACCGAGAACTCTCTCCAAGTAAAATTTACCGTCGTACCTACCCACCCTCGAACTTCTCATCCACTTGCCCGTGTTGTTCACCGTTAGAAGCTGACCCCACGTATCCTCGAAAGTATCCAGTAAATCCCACATATCAGTCGTGTTCATGGAATCGGAGAAGTTGTAGAAAGCGGCGTCAATCGTTTCTGATCTCGATAGAAGATCATCCAGCGTCTTGAAACTCGATGCCGGCAGATCCCCTCCCTCGTAATAAGAAAGAATCGATGGGTAATCATCGTTCAAGAAATCGATAACGTCATGGAAGAAACCCGCTATATCGATTTTCGTCGCGTTGTAAAATTTTTCCGCACTAGTTGTTTCCATCACGGTATAATATCAGTCGCCCATTTCTGTTCCAGGCTGGAAAGCTGGTTTAACATAAGGTTAACCCCTTTCTGTATAACGCTGGTTTTGAGCGATCGTTTCAACGAACCCTTACTTGACGCTTGATCGAGAACCAAACTTAGAGGGGCCAGCGCCGTTAAAGTCAGGTTGTAATTCCACATCATGTTCGAACCTTCGCTATCCGTGTTCAAGGTTAAACCACCTGAAGGCACGGTAACGAGATAGCTCTCCCCGAGAGCCATATTGTAAAAATAGAGGCGAAACGGTAAACCCTGATCATCCACCCCGTTTGATTTGGCGATTATCGCCCTCAAAAGGTTCATCGCCCCGTAACCACTTTTCACCCCTACATCGAAATTCGGGAAGTCCACTATCAAGCTCTTCGATTTCGCTTGATATAGATCGTACACCCCTCGTGACGTGGAGTAAGCGACTGCACTTCCGATAGGGGTTTTCGTTGAAAGTATCAACTTGAAGAACTTACCGAAATTTCCTTTTATGGTTATCTCCTGCGGGACGAACGCCGTGCTACTGAGAACCGTTATACCGGTACCCGATTGCTTGATGTTCGTCCTTTTAGGCTCCGTTTTCTGTATCGATGAAGGCAGTACCGGGAAGGAGAAGTAATCTATCGTCCTACCCGAACCGTCCGTTAACTCCAACGCTATCATGTAATACTCGAAATCATGAGGTGACAAGCCCGCCAGAGCGGCTTGACCCATCGATTGAACGAGGTTCACGTACCTTCTATTTACTGAATCTAGCGACATGATTTCTTCTATTTATAGATAAAATTACACAAAATATTTCAATCGGTAAAGGATATCTCTGAATTTAATTTACTCAGATCGGGAGAAGCGATCTCGGATACGGCGGCAACGGCGGCCGCGAAAGCCGTACCCCCACCTCCTGCCGTGCTACCTTGTGAAGCGGGAGAGACGGCATTGTTACCCGTGCTCCACGCTTGTTTCAGCGTGTCGATGTTATCGTTGATGGATTGAAGGATCTCCTTCAACGTGCCACCTAGAGGGATCGGTTCCTTCCCCCCTTTTACGTTCATCTTCTTGGACGGGTCAAGCGTGATATTCTCCTTGTCAATAACGACGGTTGATGAAGTGTCGTTATCCGCGTCGATAACCGTGGCTTCAACCTGGTTGAACGATTTTACGGATACCTTACCGTTAGCGATCTCCACTATATCCCCGTTCGTGTTTACCTCGATCCCGGAACCCTCTTCCCCGTTAACCACGATGTTCAATTTTCTCGATCCCAACCCGTTAACGTTAACAAGGAGTGACCCGTCATTCAGCGACGCTCTTACAAGAATCACCCCGTTCGAGTCCTTAAAAATTTTCTCTGTAACATTCTCTTCATAAACTCTATCCGAATTTGTTGGCTGAAGTGTACCTATAACGATAGGTTTCTCGTTGTATAATGTTTTTAATAAAAGAATAGGTGTTCCAACCTCCGTTGTTGTTTCAGGTATTTTTAAATTCTGATAAACCTGATCGATAACCAAACAATTATGTATAACAGAGCCGCTCCTATCAATAACAACCGATACTCTTGAAGTTGCGTTACACGTATCAACAAAAGAAGCTCTATCAACCTTCTCAGGTAAAATAACATAACCAACTTCAACGGTATGATCCCCATTAGGGACCGGTATTCCTGTAACTCCTCTAACTTTCATGGTCAAGAATTTTCATCAATATATTTACGTTTCATCATGTAATCAAAAACGTCCGTATTCACTCCAAAATCCGACTTAACTGTGTTTGTGTATGAATAATCACCTTTACCCCAATTTGAAATAATCGAATTTTTTATTTCTGTCGTGTTAATTATATTAAAGTACGAATATTTTTCATTTATAACGGAAGGTTTCCTTTTTGCCTCGATCGATGTGCTTGGTTTCTCAAACCCCAAATCAACTTTATTAAAGGATGGATCTTTTGCAACATATTGATTGTAAACATCGACACCTTTTATAAGATCCCATTTCATCCCCCTCTCAACAGTTATCGTTGTTGTTCTCTCAATGGAAGAACTTATTGAAAGATTATTGCTAACGCCTGTAACGTAATATAATTCATCGGTTGAATCGATTCTCACAAAAGACCCCACCTTTATTCTTCTGTCACCATTCACTTTCACCGTGCCCCTCCTTGTAAACGGGAGATAGGCGGTTGATTCAATTAAAAACAATAAATCACTTAAAACGGCGTATGTCAACACCCCTATATCTCCGACCTGCTCTTGACCTTTCAAAGACCCAACATAAATATAAATATCGGAAATCTGCAATTTTTTATTACCGAAAACTGCCGCGATTTGAGGTAAAAATATAATAGGTATAAAGGCTGCCGTTACTTTCCCGACCTCCCCGATAACGGTATCTGACGGCGTCACCTGATACCAACTATAATAAGTTGTATCATAGCTTAAATTCATATCTAAAAGGTCTTTACCCTCTATCGTGATATAATTATTATGATCATTTATAACACTTCTTATAGCTGATCCTGTAAATGGAGGTTGACGAACCGTGAAATTGAACGTATCTATCCAGGTGTCACCTATCACTTCCACGAACGGCCTCTGGCAAGCTCTGTTAAAAAATTCAAGAAGCGTTCCATCCGGGCTCCCAAGATCCCCTGAAAAAGCCCTATCCTCCAAATTTTCATCAACAAACAATTTAACTATCGACCAAACACCCTTTAATTTTCTATCCTGCTCTCTTAATCCCGGTACTTTATTTAACTTAGATCTTCTCTCACCGTAACTACTAAAAACATCATCAGGTATAATTCCCAGATTTGACAGGTGGTTTATAACGAAACCTAAATACCCTCTTATATCTTTCAACTCGTAATTAAAAAAGTACTCGTCGTAAACTCCCGTTAGCACGTTTCTCTTAAAAACACCGGAATCCTCGTTACCCATCCAAATGGATTTATTCTCCCCACCGGACATATACTTGTACGGATAAAAATAAGCACCATCCTCTATCAACAATTTCATAAAGTCTCTTCCTGAAATTGTTATATTTTTATCAGTATATCCAAAATTGATGGATGACGATATTGTATCAACAAATCCTATCATATCCCAAACCCTGTACCAAGCGGGATTATCACCAGGTTCTTTCGTGGGATTTGCCAAAGAGCTTAGTCTTAAAACCTGACCGCTTTCGTACCCGATCTCGTCTTTTTCCATTTCAAGAGATTCAAACCGGATAAAAACAAGATCATTGTATTGAATGTATTTTTCAAAATAATCAGGTATTAAATCACCTCGATTTGAAAATATATTAAATACATTCACGACACCCTTCTCGTTTGACGACGATTGATATTCAGCGTCAAATACCATTTTTCTTGTTGGCGATAAGGTGACAGCAAAATTACCCATATCAGCTCTTTTAGAAGTTGAGCACGATGAAACAAGGGGTGATATATCGATCAATTCTCCTAAAACCTTGCTATAAATCCATACACGAACATTTATATTGATAATCTGCGCGTCAATAAGTCCTCTATTTATTTGAGAAACCAAAACACTGGATTTTTGATAACCATCATTATCTTTCAATATTTTTTGATATTCCGAAAAATAAGCGTTAAAATCTTTTTGAATAAGAATTTGATTCTTCCCGTAAATTAATTGTCTCTCCGTTATGAACTTGTTTAAAGGCGTTATAATTGTCGATCCCTTTTTAATCATGGAAGGAGACGTCCCTCCAGCCCATTCTTTCTTCTCCTCTGGCGTGTACGATGATAATATCCTTTTTTCATTCGATAAATTTGAATCTCCCGAAAAATTTAAAAAATCACCAGGTGTTAATTTATCCTGTCCCGATAAATTATTTTTCTCGTTAAAATTTTTAACGAAATCCTCAACCGTTATATTTTTATCTATGGATACTAATAAACCTTTCATAATTAATTCGCTCCATACGGGTTCATCATGTTATATAAATTAAGGCTATAATTTATCTTATCGATAGTGTTATCAGCCCTATCAAGTAAATCCTCGAATTTTTTAGCCATACGCTGTCTCGCTTCGGCTTCAGTTCTAGCACCCTCGGATATTTTTTTAGCGGTATCAATCGCTTCGTCTTTTACAAGCTCAAGGTCTGAGACGAATTTCTCGTACGTTGTTGTTAAATCCTTCGCTCTTGGCTCGTAATCCTTCCTTCGACCTGTTCGTATTTCACCTATAATTTTATCAAAATCACGATCACCTCTCGCCCCGAATAATTTATCTATATCATCAAACGATAAACCCGGAAGAATGGCTTTCGCTAAAAACTTAGCGGAGGAACCACCACCCGCACCTTGTTGTATCTGCTGAAGGTATGTTCTTAAAAAATCAGTGTTACTTAAAGGATCCTCTATCAATTTACTCGCGCCCCAAACATCTATATTCGGATTCGTTAATCTGGCGGCACGATAAGCCATCGCCATGGCTAATGGATTCCCGTTATTACCGATATTTTGTAATCCACCAACTATCCTGTTTAATTGAGCACCTTGAGCTCCAGTTCCAACGCTCAACCCTTGAATAACTCCGGCAACCGCGTTTTGATTAAAATCACCACGAACGTTTAAAATGTTTTGAGCGGCTCGTTGATACGTTTCAATTATTTCAGGTAATAACGATAAATTTCCGAATCTCCTCATCGTTGTATTCTCAAGTGCTGATATAGCTCCCTGAGCTGATCTCCCCCTGTTAAACCTACCAAGAGCGAGCATCTGGTTGTATTGCTCGTCACTTAACCCCAACGCTCTTTGTTGAGCGAAGTTTCCTAACGCCTCATCAGCCGAAATTAATCTTCCTGATGCCCTTTGATATCCAGCTCTGTATCTTAAAAAATCAATTCCTGATAAACCTAAGGCAACACCTCGTCTACCCCTATCAAGAGACATTGACCATACATCATTAAGATCCAACCCAGGATTCATGGCGGCGATATCCCGGCCTGATGACTGAATTTCTCCAACGCGTTGAACCCCATTCCACGCTAATTTCGCGACCGCGAGAGCTAACATTGATGGTGCGAACGTTGAAATAGCACCTCTAATACCTCCCCCCGATAACATCGATAATATTCCACCACCATCTCCTCTGGTAGAGGTTCCTACACCATATCTTTCTCTTAATATCGAGGCGGCTTCCTGCCTTCTCATGATATCAGCGGCGGTTCCGGTTCTCTTTCCTTCAAGATCGGCGATCCATCTGGTCGCGTCCTCTCTCGACCGAACCCCTAGACGTTTGACGAGCTCTTCCGCCGATTTTCTGGCGTCATTCTTCGTGTTATCCGCGATTTCTCTAAGTAGCTTGACCAAAAGCGCGTCCTGTCTCTGTTCGGCTCTTAAATCACGTAATCCACGCCCGTATTGATCGCGAGTCAGGTAACCCTGTTCATAGCGGGAACGGAGCTGGTTTTCTTGCATGGCGAACGCCCTCCTGCTGGCGATTTCTCTTCTCCTGATTCCCTCCTCTATTCCACCGGAAACGTTACCACCACCGAGGGCCGCGGTTCTTGATATATCACCGAACTGTTCCATCGCCCTCGCTCTCGGGCCGAACTCTATATCCATCAACCCGCGAAGGGCCCGAACTCTTTCCTGGTCCGCGAAGGCTCTCTGATCTATCCCCCTGACCGCTGACTCGTACGAACGACCGGCTAACCTGCCCGTTCTCTTATCGTACTCTATCTCGGCTCGACGTGAACGGGTCGCGGCCTCGTTCCTTCTCTCGATCAACCGGATCTGTTCCTCGATATAGCGGTTGGCGTCACGTAAATCTCTCGCTTGAGCTTTAGCTTGCTCGGATAACTTCGTGTACAACTCGGCCGCGCTCTGCTTGAGGGCGCGTATCTTCGAATCATCGACCTGTATCCTTACTCTAGCGTTATTGTCCATCGTTTACCTCCTGCATCTTTTGTAAGAAATCTCGTGCTTGAGCGGCACGATCATCCATCGTCAAATCCCTTTTCCTGCCTTTCAAGAAATCACCCCTACCCGGCTCGTAAACTTCCTCGTCTATTTCATTGAAGAGGCGATCCTCCTCCCATTCCAATCTCATGTTTAAAAAAGAAGATTCCCTGTGTTGTTTAGACATGAAGGGAATCTTATGCTTTTCTCTGTACCATCGATCGATCGGGAACTTGAGGTTCCATTTAACCATGAACTCCCTGTACTCGTTCGACATGGCGCGTTAAATTTTCATCAACTTCTCTACCTCATCCACCAGGGGTTTCACATCACGATTATACGATTCCTTGATTATGGCGAAGTCCTTGATACTTAAATCCCGGATCTCGCATTTCAAATCCTCCATGAATTTAGGGCAAAGAACCCGTAAAGTTGCCTCGATATCGATGATATCGAGAGCGTTCATGGCACCGTTAGTCGCGGAAGTAATCAAGCTTGAATACATCCCGTTAGAGAGCATCTGCTTGTAAACCTCCATGTCGCGGTACTGACCAACCGTCGGAAAACTAACCTCGTACTCGTTCTGAACCGTTGAAGTCTTAACTTTGAATAGAATTTTCTCCATCATATCTCATGTTTTAGTTTTTAGCCCATCACCATGGGGGTCTTGTAACGACCGGAAACATCGGTGGAAGCGATACCTCCAACCGTGATATTCCAAGACATCGTTTCCATCACACAATCTCTCGCCTTCATGATGGTTTGACCGGTGGTGTTAGTATCCGTTACAAGGCGATTCGTTTCATCAACCCCGGTAACATCTTTCCGGTAAACGACCAGCGAGAACGATAATTGCATCAGTGAAACCGTGTTCACCACTTCCTCGACCGACCCGAACCGGTTCAACATCTTCTTGAACCAAGGCGTGTCAAAGCCGATGAAGAAATAGTTAGAACTGAAACTGCAATCGATAGCGGTTGGAACGAACTCCCCTACCAGTAAATCCCCGAGCCCTCTAACCGGGGTTAGGGTGGTTTGCTCGGTGAACTGAACTTGTTGCATTTGCCCGACAAGCTCGTTATCTATGTAAACGGCCGCCATTGGCGCGCCAAAAGATCTTATCTTATCCATCTCTTATTAATTTTTAAAAACGAACCCGGTGAAGAAAATCTTGTTGATCTCGTTGTTGATCACGATACCGTAAGTAACGAGGTAATAATCATCTTTCTTGGTTACCGTCACGTTGCGGTAAGAAAGCAAGAGGTTATCTGATGTCGCCGTGGCGGTTCTCGTTAACAGGTAGTTTTCAGTCCAGTTCTTCAAGATACCGGCACTCAAGGTGTTTGAGTTAACCCCGTTCTCCGCCGATAACAGATCAATCTCGCTGTTAACAACCAGCTCCTTGTTAATTTGCATGACAACTCGCATGAACTGAATTGAGAACGATTCCCCGTTATTGGTGAACAGAACCTGGTTGTTCAAACCTTGCATCGTGTTGATACCTTGCAAAACAACGAATTTTTGAAGGCTCTCGTTGTAAATGGTAACGAGCAAGCCGACATCCAACGCTTGTTTTTTCTCGGAATCAGTTAATTGATGTTTTACTTTTAACACACCAATTGTTTTGTTCGTTACAGGTATTTGAGGTGCTTTTCCTGCCGTTCTACCAAGAACCGCGCACATATTATAATACGGACCCCACCAGCGATACCCTATACCGTTAGCGTTTGTTGCCATCGCAACTCCTCCATGAACAACGCAAGCGTAAGATGAATTAAAATGCTTTGCCAAAGTCAATGAAATAGAAATCACTTCATCGTCACCTGCCACGAATAACAATTTTTTGAATTTAGCGGTTTGGGTTATATGCTTCAGAACGGTATCATTCTTTGCCTCCGTGTTATCATCAAGAAAAACAAAGCTATTATCGAGATTCGTGATAGCACTTAAAACAGTGTCAAGCTGATCGTTATAATCATCTTCACCTCCCCCGGCCGGGGTGATAACTTTATCAGATAACTTACTGCCGGTTGCTGAAGCGTCACTCGGTTTAACTTCACCGGTTCCTTTTTTGTTATAATTAGCAACCTTGAATAACCGGTTGAACGCGGTGCTATTCACCACCCACTCATTCAATTCCTCGATATTCGTGAACTCCGGGGAAGCTATCACGAGTTCCGGGTTTGAATCATTCAAAGAGACTTCGTTGTAAGATACACCATCAGTGTATAACCCTGTGAATGTCCCTCGATAAATTTCAAGTATCAAGGCCGATTTATTAATATCACCGATTCTGGTCAAGAACCCGTACCCTTTCTTTAAATTACCTAAATTAGCTGCCGCTGTTGCCGTACTAGGATCTTTTCCTCCATCACCTTGAGTTCCGTTAGCGATATATCCCTCGTCAAGCGGGATGATATCCATCGTTCCACCGTTAGAACCACCACCTGTCGGAGCGAAGGTCATTTTTGCCGGGGTTGTTTTAGCGGCCCTCACGAACATGATTTCTGAAACGCCAACCGCGGCCGCGTTCGATGCGTCAGGGAAAAACAATGCGTTAGCGAGCTGCCAGTACATTCCACCTTTAACGAAAGAACGGAAATCATCGATGTTATCAAATCGATAAACGGCGTTTGTACCGTTATTCACGGTCTTGGCACCATCGACACTTTGTATTCCAGATCCACCGCACCAACCTTTTCCAAATTTACCGGTATCTATAATCAAGCATTTACCGTAATCCAGAGCTCGTGGATCGTTCTGCTCACCGGCAGCGACGGTCGCGTAAGCTCCCGGTAAAGTGATTTTTTTATTGTTAAAATATACAGATATTGCCATTGTATATCGTTTTAAAAATCTAATCTTATGCGTTATAAAGATAAGGAATTTTCGTCAATGATGAAAATTAAAATCTCATTTTGGTGAAAATTCCGTCTCCCAGCCGCCCTTACCATCAATTACCCTCATTTTTAGAAGGTATTTTCGTTTCTATCTTAACCTGAAATCTCATGCTATCGATGAAAGTTCTCCGCTCTATCGACGGTATGAAGTTAGATCTCTGAAGGTCTATACCAACCGATCGAATAAACGTGGGGTACGGGTTCAGCTCCGAGTTCACCATCAATTCCCTTAAATTGAACCCGACCTTCTCGTAATCCCTTGCGAACGTGTTATAAGCACCCACTATCAAACCGTACATAACGTCAGAGATGGTCAGGGTCTCCTTGTAATTCAACCCCACGCACATCAAATCGTAAGAGAATCTCTTCGAATCCCGGAAAACTTGCATCTGTGTTCCGTTACCGTAAGGTATGACCTGGCTATCGGTCGCACCTATCACGTTCGTGTCGCCATCCACCCTCGAAGGTTCTCGTAGAACTATAACAGGAAGCAACGATGTATCTTTCGGGAACTCCAGCTCGACGGATAGCATCTTTCTCGACGTTTTCTTTCTCAGAAAGATTTCCTTCGCTATCTCGTAGTACTCGTCAACATCACCTTCCCTCTCGCCTAGATGTACCATCTGGTACAACCACGTATCCTTTTCGTCATCGAAAGAGGCGAAATCATCCTTCACCCATTGAAGGAGCGATTCCACTATTCCTTTTAAGTTGTAAATCGGACTTATCATGATTCAAAAAAGTTATCGATCGCCATATTGACGGCCGCTTGAATGTTCATACTGGTTATCGCCCTCCCCATGAAATCGTGTTTCTCGAACCCTTTGTTCCACCAAGATAGAGGGTCGCTCTTGTCGCTTACTCTTCTAAACGTGAAGTAACCACCCCGTTTCTCCTGGTTCGTGGAAGATATATCCTTTCTAACCAATCCCGCGTAGATGGATACCTTGTGCTTGTACTCGTCCACCTTCCTGTTCATTCGGTCGATGACCGCTCTTTGATTAAAGGAAGAGTGGGGTGACGGTAAATCGGATTGACGCAAGGGAGAACCCGATTTTTTCGCCATGTTCTGAATTATCCTGGGTAATATCCCGGAGAAAGCACCTGATTCAGCTAACGTCTCGCTGGTAGCGAATCGAAAAGGAACGGTAACGTACCAGCCGCCCCCCTTCTTCATCTTCCGCTTGGGTGACTGGCTGAAGCCCACCTTCTCGTCGAAAGGCTCGTGACCAACCTCCAGCATGATCGGAACCGGGTTACCCTTAGAATAATTTAGCGTGAAAACCGCCTCGGTTGACGACACCCTGTCGAAAGACATCGCTTGAAGGTAATCCCTTCTTGTTGATCTCAGCTCCCTGTTAACGAGGTTCGTCCATTCCTCCGAGTAACGCTGGACTAGTCGGTCCAGAACGAACGAAGATAGAGCGTCCATCCTCTCGGCCGAAAGTGACAGCTCTTCCGCCACCCCACTCAGATCAACGTATATCGGTAGCGGTTCCATCTTCTATCAATCTTTAACGGTTTGATTACCCTCGTTAACCACGAAATTCGCCCTTCTCGCTATCGCTTGAACGGGTAGGTCTATCTTCTGAAGATTCCCGTTCTTGTCAGTGACGTTGCTAGCGCGTATCTCGTGAGGTAGGTCTATGACGTTGTACTGGACGTAATGCTTGTAGTAAACGGAAACCACCGTTCCATCCATCACGCCAGATCCAGCGTTGAAAAACAGGGCGTACTCGTTGTTCTCCTTGTCGTGGAAGTAATCACCCTTCGACAGCACCTTCAAATCCCCGTTTAAATCGATTATAGCGACCTGAAATATCTCGAAGGGTTGGAAGGTCAACCAGGCGAAAAACTTGCCGTTAAACGAGCGCACCACGCGATTCTCGGAGAATATACCGAACTTCTCTTTGAACGTTAACTTGTCGAAGAAACTGAAATTCAGCCCCTCGTCATAGGTGGTGACGGCTATGGTCCCGGCGTTATCCATCGTCCATTCCCGGTACTTCGTGTTCACGTTAACCCCGGTTATCAGGCATATCACCTCGGTTGGATCGATGTAATAGTACCCCGTTCCACCACAGTGAGGACAAGAGGGGTTAGGGTGACCGGCATCGTCGCCACAGGGACACGCTATCGCCCTCTCCTGGTAAATCTTGTACCCCTTCTGGGTGATGGCGGCATCGAAAGCGCCTTTATCAAACTCCGGGGAGGGGTAACCGATCGTGTTCGGTGATTGCTGTAAAACGTAGTTCTTGCTCATAGTACCTCGAATTGTAACCCTCTATAAATACCCTCGATTCTCTTCACCGTTTCCTGTATCTCCTTACCGTAATTGATCAAACGGGCGGAATAACCCGCCGAGGTGGCTGAAGCCGTCGTTGATATCGATTGGCTCAACCCGTCTATCGATAGCGATTGGCTGGCTATACCCGCCGATCCGAGAATCATGTCACCCGCTATGTTAAGGGGACCGAAAGTGGCCAGCTTGCCGATAACGCCTATCAAATCCCACGGCAGGTTATCGAGATCGAACCCGGAAATGTACTGGTAATTCCAGTAATCAGGTATGTTTCTCAATCTCTGTATACCCAGTTGCGTCACTATACCGGTTAAAATCACGTCCTCGTTAGCCATCGAGCCTGAACCGGTGGGGACTATACTGATCCTTCTACCACCTATCTGGTCAGGGTCTTTGGCGTAGGATAACCATTCGACCGGGTATCTAACCTGCTCCACCGTTTTCAGTAAACCAACTAACGCTAGAGGTTTCTGAACGATGTATTTCGTGTTTATTATCGGGAATTGCTGGCTGTAACTATCCCAGTAATAAGAAGAGGATTCCGTTATTAGCTGCTTCACGATCTTCACCGAGAACCAATTCTCGACTGTTTTCTGAGCCTCTCTCACGTAATACTCGTAAGCCTCGTCAGAGAACTTGGTCCCGTTAGTGGCGTTTATCGAGATCCCGTAAAGGTAGAGGGTGTTGATCTCGGTTGGGGAGAACAGCAACCCTGTGTTCTTCTTGTACTTTATGGATAGTGTCAGTTTCATTTTATTTCACGGATAAAAGCAAATCTATGATCTCGTCTTTTTTCTTGTACCGACCATCAATCATTAGCTGATCTTCGGTGATACCGAGTTGTTTCGCCATTTCAACGAGCTCATCTTTTTTCTTACCTTCCAATTGTTCACGAATTTCATCGTCCTCGCTTTTCACAACTTCTTTCTCTTCGATGGATTCTGTTTTGGGAAGTTCAGAAGTTGGATCTTTCTTCAACGACTCGCAAGCGTCTTTCCATAGCTTTAATTCATCGTTCAAACGTTGAATTTTGGCGTTCAAACCGTTTATTTGGATTCTCAAAGAGTCGTTTTCCACCTTGTACGCTTGAACGCGCTTCTCCAATTCCTTTTTAAGTTCCATCTCAGCTTTCGATTTCTTGGACGGAACCTCACCTTCCCTGTAAATGCGAAGACCTGAATTGACAATTCTTTCCCCCAGCTCATCGTTTACTTCGACGATTCCATCAAGACCGAACGTGATCACCTCGTCGAAGATTCTAATTGATTGGCCCTTGTAAGCCTGTGATTCTATTTTCATGTTTCAAGTTTTAAAGTTTGATATAAAGATAGTGAAAATTTTTCTTATCACCAAGATGATAAAATGAAAGGGAATCTTTGAAGGTTCCCTTTCACGGATAAATCATCAATATATTAAAACACGAGATTATTCCGCTTTACGTCCAATGTTGCAAATTCTCACGAACTTACCAGGAGCGTACAATACCGGCGTACCGTAATTCAAGATGGAGAAACGTCTACTTGGAGAAGTGATCGCGTATTCCATTTTCATCGTATCGGCCAATTGCAAGTACTGGATCAAGGAATCATCCATCTTGAATACCAAAGCCGAGTGAGTTCCAGCGATAGAACGGTTTCTATCACGAACCGTGTTGGCGGCGGCACCATCGTAACCTGAAGCTAACTGGGATACCGGGATTTGGAAAATCGGGTAATAGTTAGCGGTTGCGGCGTTTGCCGGGTTAGCTTCTGAACGATAGATCACGAACGCTTGAGTCGGGTAAACTGAATCAACAGCGGCAGTGAATTTCAAATCAACAGCGTTAGTTGCGGTCACTGCTTGACCTACATTGTTCAATTTCGTTAACGCGCTCTCTCCGTATCGGTTCTTAGCTGCGACAGCGTACAAGTAAGCACCAGCGTGATTCGTGAACTTGGTCTTGGTGTCATTTTCAACAATCACTACAGCGGCGTTGTCTTCCTTAACCGGGGCGGCCGGGGCTTTATCGTTGGTCGCGGGTGAAGTGGCCAAACGGGCCGGTTTGCTATCGAAGAACGGGTCAGCCATGAAGTCGATATCACCGAATTGAGTTGCAACGCTGGTTACCTGTAACCCGGCACGAGCGTTCATCATGCTTCCGGATACACCGTTCACGTTCAACACCTTGTTAGCGGTATGAGCGTTAACATAGTCAGTGAACACGATCGGATTGGCGATGATCTTGTCAGCGAAACCGTAACGCAAGTTAACGATGGTGTTCGTTGCTTCTTGTAAATCGAAGTCACTTAAGATGTTTCCATCGGCATTAACAACTGCCGGGTCAGCGTAGTAAGTATCAAGGATGGCTTCAGAAGTTTTTCCTGACATACCTCCGTAGATATCAAGGATACCCTCAACGTGTTGCTGCCAGATACCTGAAAACTCCTCGTCGATACAGCTACTATCGAAGTTAGACAAGGCAACGTTCAAGTTTTGTAACAACAACAAAGTCTTGTTACGAACCTCCAACTCATACATTGAATCCCCTTCAGCGGCGATACGAACCAAGGTTGCCGGATGAGTTACCTGACCGCTAACTCCCAGGAACTTGGTGATGATCGGTTTCCGTCTGTATTGAGAATCGGTGAATTGAGGTGTTTCACCTTCCAAGTTAGCGATCCCGATATTGTTACCGTATTTCACTAACTGGTTGTATTGATGAACGGTGTTGTAGATTTTCTTTTTACCGATGTTTTTCCACAATACCAATTGTTTCTCGGTGTATTCCAACACCTTGATGACGCCATCCAAAGACTCCACTTTCAAGCCGCCACCGTTATTCAAGGTGTTAGCGTATTGCATACCGGTTTGTAACCCGGCTTCCATGGCCTTCAGAATATCGGCGGATAAGAACTCTCCCCGGTCGATTCCCGGAGTCACTCCATTTAAATCAAATTGTTCTCCAACCATATTTACTATATTTTATTCTGATTCAATTAAATTATTCAACTACTTCGATACCTTTCTTGTTCAGGTAATCGATGGTCGCTTGTGAAAGTGACATCGTTCCGGTGGAATAAGACAGGATATCGTTAGCTAACGATTTTTTCATCTCGTTATCCTCTTCTTTCTCGAAACATTCTGTCATAACGCGTTTCAAAGGTTCGCGGTGAGCGGATTTGGATAGAACTTTCCTTCCTTCCTCGGTCGTTTTAACACCGAAAGATTTCTCTAAAACGGCACCTTTATCGACAGAACGGAAAGGCATCGGCTGATTTCTCAGGGTTTCGATTTCCGCACCCATCGATTTCATCAAATCCTTCATCTCACTCAAAGAAGCGTTAACTTCGTCGAAAAATTCGCGCTGGGATTTATAAAGGTCGTTTTCGATGGATTTCTTCATCTCTTCACCTTCAGATTTCTCGACATCTTTTTTATCCTTTTTCTTCTTTTCGATTTCTTCCTCTTCTTCTTTCTCACCCTCTTCTTTTCCCTCCTCGAAGTCACGTCTTTCGTGTTCTCCCGCCTTTTTCTCATCGTACTCGATTTCCTCTTTCTCGGTGTACTTTGATTTAGCGAAAGTGGTGATGTCCCCGTTATCAATGCTCTTCAAGATATAATCGTGATCGAACTCAGCGTCCAACAACGCTTTCACGACCTCGTCGCCACAGTATTGATCCAAAGAAATCCCCCTTTTTTGCAATTCCTGCACTATTTCACTCGTAATAGGTTTCATTTCTTAAAGTATTTAGTTTCTAACTTATACATTTTGTGATAAAAATAATCAATTAATTTGATAAACGGAAATTTTTCTCTATCTTTTTAATGAAATCGATATAAACCCTCTCTGAAACCGATCCTTCTGAGAAACTTTTCGCCATCTTTTCGATCGTCTCCACCTTGTATGAAGGTTTTTTCTTCACCTTGATCTTGAATTTTGAATCAAGCATCAGAAGGTTACCTCTCTCATCTTCCCATTCAAGTATCACCTTGTCATTTTCATCGAAATCCTTGTCACTTTCGAACTCGTAATCGATGAAATCCTTCGATTGGCGACCTTTCACGATATCGAAAAACGAATTGGTGTTTACCGGTTGAAAGGTTAGTGCGACGTTCGTTATCAACGCCTTATTCACCTTTCTCGGATTCACCTTATCCCTCTCTATCACCTTTCCCTCTATTGACATACCCGGTTTGCGGGAAGAACCTGACTCTGACATCTGGATACACTTATCCCAGAACGCCCTCGCTTCGGGTGATTTCTTCCACAATTTCCCTTTCACGAAAAATTTATTATCCTTCACGTAGGCGTCGATGGGCTCTCCTATCCAGAACCGGGATTTATTTTCTTTCGCCCTCGAGGTTAGATGGTCCAAATTCAGCAAACCGCTTTTCAGAAACCTATCCAGCACGAACCCGCTTGGATTCATCGATTCTCCTTCATCATCCTCGCTATCGTCACTCGCCACGCCTTCGAACACCATGTTGTCATAACGGGAATCATCCTCTTTTTCCTTGTTGGATCTCGCCTTTTCTATATCAATCGGGATCCAGAAATTAAATTTATTCTCTATCATTTTCATTTCATTTTCATCTAACTACCGCTCTTCTCAGACGCGCTAAATCTAGCGTAAACGGTGGTGTTACCGTTTATCGTTATACCGTAAGTTTTGCTGTACGACAGGTTATTCCCATCGTTCATCCCCGTGAAATAACCGTCAAATAGATACTCCGCCGTTTCCGTGTCGGCCGCCACCTCGGATGTTAGTGTTACTTTCACCCCGTTTTTATATGAACCGGATGTTGGTGTGACGGTTCCACCTTCCGTTGATTCAACATAGGTATCAGAACCTATCGCCTTGAACACCGCTTTTGCAGTTAGCGAGTAATTTGGCGTAACAGTCCTCTTTCCTTTAGCGGTCCAGTTTATGTTCTTGGTTACCGGGTCTATCGCGGCCGTCGTACCTTCATTCGGTACTTTCACGTTGTTATCGTACCATCCATCGAAATCATAAGTGTAATCGGCTGTATCGGGTAACAAGGTGCAGGACAAGATCACGCCTTCCCCGTGAGCTATCCTCATAGTACCGTTACCTTCCTGTGTTGGAGGTAGGCTGGGTCCGACTTCAACAGATTCTATGTAATCTCCTTTCGTAGCGGTTACCGTGTACCACCTCTTCTGGAAACGAGCGTATATCGTCGTATCAGAATTACCCACGCTATTAATGTAAGTCTCGTTAGCGGACAGAAGAGTACCACCTGATAGAAGGTTGTACCACCCCACGAACTCGTACCCTTCCGCTGGTGTGGCAGTGCTTTGGAAAGATGTTCCGGGCGTTAACAAACCACCTTGATTGGATACCGTTCCACCGGTCGTTCCTTCAGAGAAAGTCGTCGCCACTTGCGGGTCAGCATCGTTATAACCCGTTTTAGCCACCATGTTAACGTCAACCACCGGTAATTTGAACCTAGCGGTTATGTTTCTTCCAGCCAGAAGTTTTATCTTAACGGGGTTCGTCTTGGATGATAACGTTTCCTCTCCTGTTGGATCTTCTTCCGTGGCGTAGGTGAACTCGTCAAAAATATAATCAGCGGTTGGCGTGGCTAAGAAATCGGCCATTTGCCCTTCCTGCGTTATGTTATTCACGTTCATGATAGAACCCGCTCCAACCGGGTAAACCTTGGCGTTCACCACGACATCATTCACCTCGAACTCGACTTCTAAGTTGATATTCTCCGTTACTGTTACCTTTCTCACCACCTCCGTGTAACCGTCAGACCAAACCTTGAACTTGTAACCCATCTTCCCTATGGCGGTCAGGGTTACTTCCGTTCCGTAAACGTACCTACCGAGACCGTTTACAAGACCCATATCGTTATCGAACTCACAAGAAACGTTGTACCAGCTTTTCTGAGATCTAGCAGTTATCGTTTCAGATTTCTTGACCGTGAATTTATGATCTTGCTCGTTTGATATCAAGCCACCGTTCTCGTCGTACCATCCCTTGAATATGAATCCGGGAAGCGGGGTGAATCGGAGTATGACCTCCTCGTCTATCACCACGTCTTCCGGTGCCTCGATAACACCACCAACACCTTCGTTCCAAACAGGCGCGTTTTCAAGCGGATCGTTAACCGCTATTTCTTGCTCGTAAGTCAAGACGAGATCTTCCTCGAAATCGAAACATTCAAGTAATATACCGTTCTCGAATATGCAAAGGATAGCTTTAAGCTTTCTCGCCAGATCGATCATCTCGGGGTACGTCCTGTAACCGAGCGTCCAGTCAAACCCCATTAGCACCCAGTGCTGCATGGTTTGACTTTGAATATCGCTCAGAAAGAATAACCCTTGGTTATCTATCCGGGTGGCGTGTATGTTTAAGTTACTGAAATCTCTTTTCTTGTAAGTGAAAATTTGCATGTAAAAATAGTTATCTTCTAACTTTCTTTACCGGTTCTATTCCGTTCTAATTCTTCAATCCCATCGCCGATCTTATTGATAGCGTTGATCAGAATGGAATTATCGTTATCAGGCTTATCACCGTTATAATTAAACTTAATACCGATGATATCCGTTTCCTTTACCGTTCTAATTGAATCATTCTCTTCCATTATATAAAAATATAAACAATTCCTTTATTAATCAACCATCTCGATGACGATAGATTTATATCCGGTTTCAAGAACCCTGAATGTAAGTCCTTTTTGTGTAAGATACTCCATCTCACTAATATATTCCGTTCTAATTGCATTTATGGGTTGACCCCTCCTAGCCAATAAGGTTATCTGAAAATCCTTTCCAAAGCTACCTATTTGTTGCAATGAATACGATCCGAAGGAAGGATCCGTAAACGTATCACCCGGTTTTAATTCACTGAACGGATTCTTTTTGTCACCAAATTTCAATCTTCTGCTAAGAATAAGATTTTCTTTTAATCTATTTTTATCAAGATATCTCTCTAACGACGTATTTATCTCTTTCGTTTGCTCAACATACTCTTCTGACGGTTCCCCTCCAAAACGGGCTTCCTTTACCTCTCCGTACGTATTTAACTGCCTTATCGCACTATCGAACCCTCTGCCATAAAATCTCATCGCTTCGAACTCATCGTTCGAGAGGGATGTTTCCGCGGGCCTGAGATTTTCCCTGTAAATACGTCCACTCTCTCCGGGTGTCATGAAATATTGATCATATGATTTATATTTCTCTCCACCATATTCAGTGAACATAAAAGGTTCCATTATAGGTTTCAGTCCTTGATCAAGAAGGGCGGCATTTATTTGTAATTGTGTATTCTTTAAGGGATCTACCTCGAGCGCTTTTTCAGGGTTTTTAAATACGACATCATATGCATCACCTTTCTCAAAACCAGAGTCCTTGATAATTTTTTTAACGCGATCCACCGCTGATTCAACTTTAGGCGATCGTGGTAATTCATCCTTATTAGATGACTTTGTCTCGTTAATATTGTAATTGTTTGTTAATAATCCCCCCCATTTTTCCCTCACCTTATCCTTGAAACTAGACAGGGATTCGTTCGATTCCGATTTCAGAGTCTCGCCGCCTTTCTTCGCTTGATATCGATCTCCATCCATCGTGATGAAAATTTTCTTTCCATCAACAACGATGCCCGTTTTCTTTATTTGCTTGTGACCTAAATTTTCTTGTTCAAGTTTATCCAACCTTTCTGTTACTTCTTTCTTGAATGATTCGAACTCTTTCTTCTCTTCCGATCCCTTCTCTTTTTCCTGTTTTTTAGCTGTTCTCTCATCGAGTTTTGATTGAAGTAACTTCTTAAATTCATCATCAAATTCATCGCTTTGTAACAGCTTATTTAAAGCCGAAGAAATCTCATCTTCTCCCTCCTTCACTTCCTTTCCTCGATTTTCAAGCTCTTGCTTGGCAATATTTTTCACCTCATCCGATTGACCGGGTTTATTCATGGCGGTTTCGAGTTGCTTGTCGGTTGCTTGAGACGCGTACCCTTCAAGAATAACTTTTTTACCACCCTGAACTTCATTGTTGGAAGACTGATCTGTTTTGACCTCGTCATCCTTCGATGATTTCGCGCCTTTTCCTTTAGGTCTCCACCCTTTTACCGTTTTAACGTAAATCTTTCCACCCCACTCTCTTTCCTCCCCGATAGCGGCACCTTTCGCTTTCTCTATATCATCGTTGAAGGGTATGACAAGATCGATACTGTAAAAATGAGGTTCGGATAAACCCAAATCGAGAACCGAACCAACTGACGGTTTCCATTCATCCACTTTCCCTTCCCTTTTCGTGGCTTCCATGAACCTGAAACGACCGCTAGCATCCATCTCAACTATCACCCTGACCGGTGCTGAATTTTTCGTTTTCCGGAAATACAACTCGCATCTCCCACGTTCTTTAATCACCTCCCTCATCTTGTCAGTTAGAGGGATGTTCTTTTCCAGCATCGGAATAACCCACTGCCTCTCACTCGATGAAAAAAGTGACATCAAATTTTTAGCTTTCGTGTCAACGCCGCTATTTCTCAACCGAATGCCAGCGACTTCTTTTACCGAGATATTTCCTTTTAAATGAACGAAAGGTGTGTACCCCTCACCGTGCTCTTTCTGATAGCGAGCACGGAATTCGGGATCTTCATTTATTCTCCTTTCAAGTTCCTCCTCTCTAGTACGAAAAGCTTCCTCGGTTAATTTATTCACTTCTTCATTGGTGAGCACCCATCCGCGAGGGGTCTTCATGTACCACCTATCTCCCCACTTCCGCTTCTCACCGATAGAGGCGGCGTTCCTGGCTTTATTTATATCGTTAAATAATTCACTCAACATGGTTATGAAAACATAAAGTGGGCCTGTTAAGATCCGTTATTTTTAATGTAATTGTAAACGATACTTAATCTGTTTCAAAGTGGCGAGGAAGTCATCCACCCACGAAATCTCACCGTTATAAACCAATCTTTCGTTTAACTTGGATCGGAAACCGCTCGTCATATCAAGTAGGAGATCAACGATCATAACAGGGTCGCTCGTTTGAATATCCATTCCAACTATCTCACCGTCCTTGAACCTACCGAAATTCGCCTGACCCGCTTCAGCTATCTTGTCCTCGAACTTGGATACCTCTTCAGATAATTCATCTAGATAAACATGCTTGGCGTTATCCTCTTCCGTCCAGTGCAAGTTCTTAATTCTCGTTTTAGCACCCTCGATGAAGTTCAGGTAATCCCGGAAAATTTCCTTATCCTCGTTTACATCCATATCAATCACGTCAACGCTCGTTATACCGAGATCACCTTCAGACTTATACTTTTCCACCATGGATTTGAAAAGGTCGGCTTTCTCCAAGTCGTCGAAATCAACGCGAATAGAGAATGATGATTTCTCGACACGGTCATCTTTCGTTTCACCGTCCAACGACTCTCGCGCGATCGTTTCAGCTTGTTCTGTTCCGACCGCTTTCTCGACATCCCTCCAATCTTCCGGTAACTCGTTTTCAAGGTTCAACTCTCGCGCTCTCTTCTTGATCCACGCCTTCACCTCGCTTTCCGGCATCGATGACGCCCCAACCAGCTTGATCGCGTCCTTCAAATCTTGAGCGTTTCTTATGGGGTATTTCCCGTCAGGCATCGCCTCACCTTCTTTGGCGAGTTTTCCGCGTTCTTTCTCCGAGAAGTAAGTTTTATTCTTAGCTTTCTCCACCGCTTCCTTGAAAACAGCAGGTGTTATCTGACCGGACTTTAACGCTTTAGCGAGTATCTCCATGGTATCCGGTCCTTTTTCTTCTTTCTCTTCCATGCCGAGTAATTTTTTAATGTTATCTTTCATATCGAATATGAAATCGTACTTGTCAATATCTTTCAAATCTATCCATTCCACCCCGTCATGCTCCGTGCTGTCAACCAGGATGGAGGGTTCCATCTCTTCCGTGAAGGCACGGTAATAATGAATATCAGCTTCATCGTCATTGTAGAACCCAGCCGGATCGGGTGCCATCGTTAACTTTAATCCAGTTTCTTCCTTTAACTCCCTTTCCGCGGCTTCACGGTGTTCCTCACCCGGATCAACGTGACCTCCGGGGATGCACCACTCACCACCCTCGCAATGTTTACCGTCCTGTATTCTGTGAAGGATCAATAATTTCCCGTTACCATCAAACACCAAGGCATCCGAGTACTTAACGGGACCTTCTTTCGCTTTCCTGATCGAATCGTTAAATTCTTTTAACGTTGATTTCCGTGCCTTGTATTCCTTCTTGGCTTTAAAATAAGTATCGATGTCATTGATATCCTTCGCGATAGATGGATCTTCCTTCAATTTCTTCATCTCATCCTCCACTTCCATCTTCGCTTTCAGGAGCTCGTGAACATCCTGTTTATGACACATCATGAACTCATCGAATTTTTCCAACCTCCTATCCAACTCATCCATGTCACATCCTTTCACGTTATCAACCATCGACTTGTTTAAACGGAAAGAATCGGCCAGCTCGTCAGCCTCCGATTCGATGACATCCATGCTTTTAAGTAATTCCATGTAACGGGAAATCTTCTCCCCTTTATTACCCGCCTTCCTTCCAAGTATCTTTCTCAACCAGTTCATACTATAAATTATTATACGCCACAATTTCATTGAATAAATCAAGTTTCATGTTATCATAGAAAAGTTCGATATTTCGCTTCACCCTCTCTTCCGAGAAATCATCGGGCGAATAGAGTTCCCCCATCATTATATCCGCTATACCGGCCTTCGACACGGAATTAAACTCGCTCAAAGGTTTACCTTTCCAATTATAATTGTACAGCTTGCTTTTCCTGTCATTTATTCTTTGATGAACTATCGTTTTCACTTTCGCATCAACGGCAGCCCTGTTATTTAGATGATTCTCTCTTTTTATCCGTTTCACCTCGTCGAACATAGTGAATTTGGCGAGATCAAAAAGAGCATTAGCGGTCGTTTTCACTTGCTCTATCGTGCACTCTTTCGTCGCCCCCTCCCTTATTTCCTTCAATATGGAAAGCATGTTGTTATTTATCTCTATCTGTTTCTCCATGTAATCACCCGCCGTCCCTTTCGCCACGATCAAATCAATGAGGTGATCGTTCTTCTTTTCCATCCTCTCCCAGTTTCTAGTTGCTTTCCGGAACACGTTCAAAAATATGATTATCGTGATCGCGCTTAGCACGACCGTTATACCGTTATCAGCTATCAACTTCACGAGAGTGCCTGTTTCTTCCATTATCTTTCTGTTTATGACTAATTTCGGATAAAAATAAGTCTTTATTTCGGTTTAAACAATTTTAAACGTTAAAAACTTTATCACCGACCTGTATTTTGACCCTCGCTTTAGGGGCCACTTTTCTCTCGTAATTTTCCGGTTGCTTGAACATTCTCGTTTCCTTGTCCCAGACATCACCTTTCATGTACCTACGAGCCAAACAGCGGCAATTCGAATGAACTGGAAGTAATAATGTCGGCTTCCAATCCTTCGTTTTCCTACCTATATTGGTTCCATTTCTCATCAATTCTTTAACCGTGAATAATTTAGGCTCGCTACCTATTCCACCAGTTAAATATAATCTTATGCAGTGGCGGCAACTGCCCGGAAATACGTCGAAATAGATCAGCGTGTCTTCACCATCCCCTTCTCTCATGTAGGATTGTACTCTCCCCATGTTAAAAACACCCTGATACTCTGTTTCCACTATTCGGTTCCAATCTCTTGACCAGTCATCGAGTTGATTGCTTATCTTTGAGGCTATGAGCTTCGTTGTGTCCCTTTCCAAGATTCCTCTTTTCATACCCTCTTTTATAACCCGCTCCTGTTCCATCCTCGTTTGAAGCTCGGCGTCGGAGATGTAACTCGATATGTCTTTCTTCATCTTATCACCCAACCCCTTTAGATAGCCATAAGTTCGATTACAAGCCATCTCATATTCCTCGATTTCCCTCTTGGAAGGTGTTTCGTATTGTCTTCTAGCGAGGTAATCAAGAAGATCTTTGTAAGATATTTGTTTGGTCTGATAATCGCTTAATTTACCGGATAAAAGACCAAACATCCAATTCGCCCAGTACGGCGGTATCTTTTTAACGAGTGAACCGGGATCTATACCGTGTTTTTTCAAATTCTCTTTATCTTGGGATGTTAGGTGACTTGACCCGAATATTTTCCAGACCAAGTCAGCAAACCTGAAATCCACCAATGACAATATTTCCTGTATCTGCTCGTTATTGAAAATCATAATTCTTTTTAACGATTATTTTGGTTTAATAATATCAACCATTTTCTTAACAATATCAGCGAATAGAATGTTTAACTCCTCGTTAAATATTTTCTTGGTTTCATTCTCGTATCCGTTTATAACATCAGGGAAACGAACAGGGTCTTTAACCCCTGTTCGTTCCTTCTTGACAATCGGTCTGACCGTCTTTATATCAATTCCGGCCACTTTCTTTTCCATGACTAAGTTGATGATTTTTTGTTACTTTAACCTTACTTCTGATTATCATCGAACTCAATTTTATAACCCATGGCCTCCCGTTTATCAAGTTGATCAAGTGAAATGGTAACTCCATCACCATTAGGGAAACCAATTTCTGCGATTGGTTGCTTTTCTTTTCCGTAAAGGCGAACTCTCTCAATTTCACCCACACCATCTTTATAAGAACCTCTACCGTCAAAGAAATATTCCTTGAATGTTATTTTCTTTCCAACCAAAAATTTTTTGGATTCCTTGATATCCATTGACGCATATTCTCTCTTTTCATTCTTATCACCCTCCGCGATCCTTTTCGCATCCTCGTGCATATCATCCTTGTATTCAACCTTATTCCCACGATCATCTTTTTCTTCCTTCACCGGTTTAGCGTACATCATGTTTCCCAGTAAAGTTTTACCACCGGTCTGTGTTGAATCACCTTCATTCACGAATTTCATCTCAATCCCGTTCTGAAAGCGTCCGTCCTTGCTGATACGGGTAAGGGTCATTTCCTTTCCGTTATACATGACGCGATCACCAACTTTTAATTGATCCGTCACTTTCTTAGGGGTTACGGATTCAGGTTTTCCAACCGGATTTCCAGCTTCAGTGACTTCTTGTTTCTTCTCGCCTTCCTTGTAGCCTTTCGGTTTCGGTCTCCAACCCTTAGGTGTCTTGATGTACTCTTTTCCACCCCAGGTACGAATCTCGCCCATTTGCGCGGCTTTACCTGCTTTCTCTAATAAATCCAAGCAATCACTCTCGGTAAATTCCTTGCCCATCGCTTTCTCGATGGCAACCCGGTTCGCTATGTTTTTCTGTATTTGTTCTTCTATAAAACCCATAACAATTTTTATTTTTCTGATCTAAAAATATAAACTTTGTTTATTCTTTCCAACTATCTCGCCAGTAAAAAACCGGTAAAAAATCCTAAACCGATCGCGATCCAAAAATTTCGTTTTTTCCGTTTTATATTTGTTTTAAGCTCGATATTTTCTTCCCTGTATTTAGAGTTCAGAATCATCTCGTTTTGCAGTTTAAACCGATAATTCGAAGCTAATTTCGCGATACTATCGATCTGCCCGTTCTTCACCTCGATAAAGGAGTTCAGGCTGGAAGCGTAAACGCTCAAACTATCGATCGCCATCTTCAAGTACCTCCTCTCCAACAACCGTGAATTTATCACCTTTAACTGCGGTATCGATATCACCACGCAGGTATCGGTCGCGAACCTAATCTTTCTCGGATAACTCTCTTGAGAGAAAGCGAACGTGCTCGTCAGAGCTAAGATCGCTGAGATCACGAATTTTCTTATCATACTCTTTCTTCATTTTCTCGGTTTCCTTCCTGAACTTCTCGCGAGCATCTCCCTCTCTCCTTCTCTGCTCGTCGATAAGTTTCAGTAGCTCGTCGTTAACCTTACCTAGCGAATCGATAACTTTCTTGTCTCTCTCATCTTTCTCCTTCTTGTCATCGATCACGGCCGGTCGGTTAACGTATATGAACAACGCCGCTAGCAAGAATGCCAGCACGATGATCAACCCCTTGTAATTTCTATCCCTCATTGTCATCGTTGAAACTTTTATCTATGAACTCGCAAGCCTTCTCGAAAATCGGGTTAGACGCCATGCTTCTCTCCACCTCTTCAAATGGGTTCGGAACACCCGCACCCGGTTCTCCCGTTTGCTCGTCAACCATCTGGTTCATCCCCTCTCCACCGTACATCGACATCTGCTTCTGGGTTTGATACACCTGGTTGAGGATTATGTCCTTGTTCTCGTCGAACTCCCTGCCGGAGTATTTCCTGAACATGTCTTGCATGGATACCATACCGGCCGAAAGTTTATCGGCGTCGAGCTTGACCTGTTTCTCCTCGTCCTCGACCTCTATACCCGTAAACGCGAACTCCATTTCCTCGTCCAGCTCTGACACGATGAACTTGTTTATGATATCCTGAAGGAATATCAATAAAGGGTACAAACCTTTCTGGCGGCTGTGATCCAGCCTCGCCTTCTGACCGTCCTGACCGAACACGTTAGCGGCTTCCCTGAATTGAAATCCCAACTCGCTCGGATCTATCCGGTAAACAGAGCATAGAAGAACTATCAGGAACTTGGTCCAGTTATCGAACTCCATGTCCTTGTTATTCGCCCCTATGGGGATCCATTCAACGTCCAAACCGGAGAAAACGGGCAGTTTCCACGCGTTTTCGGTTCCCGTTAGCATCTGACGCCATTTCTGCTTGAAATCGTTTAAAGCCGTCGAGTTCGTGTTCATGTTCTTTATATTCACGAACCCTTTCGGGTTTGACCCGTTCTTGAAGAAGTTACCGTTATACTGAACCCCGTTGAGGATGTAGGTGATTATCTCTATCAAGGATTCGAGCTCGCTTCTCCCGTACCCGTTCTGCCATATATCGGTTCCGACATTTCGAACGCCGAACCCCAGCTCCCACGGATAGTACATCACGTAAGTTCCGAGCTGCTTGTTGAAAACGATTTGCTGGTCGAAAACTTGACAGTATTTCGGAAGGTAGCCCTTGTACCTGTACCTCTCGAACTGTGAAGCGTAATTAGGATCTATCGTGTCAAGGAACCGTATCATGCTCCCGTCTATCGCCTTGAATTGATGAAGCTCCTGACCTCTCGTCCTGGTTATCTCGAAAGCGAGCTGATCGATAGAGAGGGAATCCTGCATGATCTTTCTAACGAAGGTAACGAAAGAATCAGACATCTCCCATTTATCCGTCTCCCCTCCGTTCTCTAGGAAATTAACTATCCTCTCCACCCGTTTTCTCTCCCCCTTGGTCATCTTTCCCTGTTCCTCTCCCGAATCGAACAACGATTTCTTCTTTCGAATGGTGAACCCTTCCTTCTGTTCATCGTTAGAGAATTTCAGGAAACGGGTTACCTGTTCAATTCGCGTTGATATCACGTTCTTCACGCAATAGAGGTTACCCATCTTCTGAAGGGTCTGGAACGATATCCTGCTCAGCGTTTCCTTGTACCCCCTCCCTGAATAAGCTATGCTATCTGGTAAGAAGAAGATGGACTTGTTTTGCTCGGTGGATCTGATTCGCTGCTTCTCCACGTACAACCCGGCCTCTATCGCTTTCTCCACGTCATCCGAGGCGAGAGAAGCCTGTAATTTCGAGTTCAAGATGGTAGGGATAGCCTCGCCTAGCGAGTTGAGCTCCGAGAATGACATGGAGGCGATACTCTTTATCACCTTGTCGTAATCCGTGGATTGTTCCCTCGCTGAATTGTTATTTCTTACCTTTCTACTCATCTCGTTTTATTGTTTAATGAAAGATGAACCCGGAATCAATCCGGGTCCGATATTTTGTTAGGCTGCCGTTGAAGTGAACGAGCCGACCTGGCTCTTCTCCACGTTCCCGTTCTCCAGGTGAACCAGTACCACGTAATTGATCTTTCCTAGAGGGTACGTGTTGGTGGAAGCGATAGGACCTGCCGTAACAGTGAATGTGGGTTTCGAGAAATCACACGCCGTACCATCCGCGTAAACGAACACCTCGTAGAACTTGGCGTTAGCAACCGCCGTCCAAGCGAAGTTCAGAGCGGCTCCCTGTTTGATGTTACCTGTTGGCGATGTGAAAGTCATATTCTTCTGGGTGGGGATAACTACTAACGTTTCAACGAAAGTTTTATCAGACCACTTCTCCAGCGTTAGTCCCGCTTTCTTCGCCATGGAGATTAGCTGTGCTTCATGGTACATCCCGATTTCAATATTGATACCAGCTTTAACGATCTCGGAGGATACCTCTCTCAATTCCGTCACGTAAAATTGTTTCAACGATTTTTTCTCGTTCACGTCATAGAAGGAATCCGTCACATATTTGGCGGTCGCCGTTTTATCGGCGTTCAAAAATTTATAAAGTATCATATTCTCTCTTTTTATTCTAACCAACACCCCGTTTCTCTTGAAGGGTGATATAATCGTGATAAAGATACGGATTATTTTCTATAACTCAAAAATTCAAGATTCGATTATATCAGTACCTGAAACGGAGTTTTGACCCTTAAAAATTTTCGTAAGACTTTTTAAGGAATTTTCAGACTCGTGACCACCCCACCCCTTTTGATTTTTAATTACAGATCCTCTTATTTCATCCTTTAATTAGGAGGTTCTAATTTTGTTCCTTCCCTTTCCTTATCCCTCTAATTTCCCAGACCGTGAGGTGTCAGGGTGCGGGTGAGTCCACCTGAAGGGTGACCACCCCACCCCTATGCCGAGGGGATCCGTTTTAGGGTGATGAAATCACCCGGAACGGGTTCATCCGGAACCGGGTTCGAACATGTCGAATCCGTGAATATCTTTACTCCGTTTAAATAGGATATTCAATTTATTGAATATCCGAATATCTTTATAAATACCGATATTATCTTTATTCGGTGACTTTTTTGGGGCTGCTGTGGTGACTTTTTTGGGACGATTTGATGGGTACAAGTTTTGTGGTGACTTTTTTGGGACGGCTAATTTTATACCATTTGTGGGATCATTTTTATACTACTTTTCTGTCGTTTGTGGGATCATTTTTATACCATTTTAAATTTCTTGTTTTGCTAGTCATTTTTAGGACTGATATCCTAATGCTGTTTGTGGTGACTTTTTTAGCCAATTCATAAATAAACTTTGTATATTTGTTGTTTATTCGAAAACTTCATCGTATCTTTACGGTTGGAAATGACAATTTCTGGTTTTGTAGGTTTTTAATCATTACCCTTTTTCAATCGCTAGGCGTTGTCATTTCCAAATTAGATTGGAATTAATTAATGATTTTATGAAAAAGGGAAAATGCATTCTTATATACAATTATGATTATTCAAGATTAGGGTTGACGCTGGAAGGTGAGTTCTTCATATCATCTATTTTCACTCTTCAAACGGAGATAAAAGCGAAAAACAGACAAGATTTTCTTTCTTATTATGGTGAAAATTATTTGTTTTCACATGGAAAAATCGAATCGCTAATTAAAAAACATAATGACATCCTTTTCTAGGATAATGAATCAAGGAAATTTCGGATAGAAAACGATAAATGGTTACTGAGAAAAACGCTTATTGCCGAAAATAACGAAACATACCTATCGTTTCCGACTTGGTTATTCTCATTAAACAAGGTCTATAAATTAAATTTTACCCAACTATATATCATCGCACTAACCGTGTCTTATTTTTATAATAGAAAAGATTTTAGTTGGGCAAACGAAACGATAGCTAATAAGTTGGGGATGGTGAGTAAAGAGTCCGTGATGAAAAACGTGAATAAATTATACAATAAAGGGTTGATCAATATCAAACCGACAAACAGAACAAATATATTATATGTAACCGATAAATTATTAGATTATGAACACTTTACAAGATGATGAGAAATTAAAATTGCAAGAAAAATTGGGTAAGAAAATCAGGCAGTATAAAAATTTGACAGAGATGGTTCGTGATGCCGCCCTTGAATCCGCCGCTCTTGATCAATGCGAGGAAACAGTCGCACTGAGAGAAGCGTACAACAAGCGAAAAAAAGAGATAGACGAGATAAACGAGCAAGTAAGAACTCTATCGGCTCAAGCCAAAAAGATCAAGAAAGAGATAGACGAGATCCAGGACGTGCTATGCCCTAAAAGGAAAAGAAGGAGAAAAGATGAGAGTGAAGAAAAGTAATATGAACATATTGATTATGAGAGTTTATCACAAAAAGGTGAAAAACCTTGACACTATGAACATCCTCGTAACCAATGTGAAGGATGTTTTGCCGTTACATCCAATTTAATTCGATAGATCTTATCTATCAAATTTTCTCCGAAAATATTTGGGTAATAGATAAACAAGGTATATCTTTACAGTGTTGAAATAGAACAGAATTATTAATATTTAAAACAAGAGAATTATGAAAACGATCGACATTTTACTAGTATTTTTAGCCGTGATATTATTCGCGGCATGCAACAATTCAAAATTAAGTGAAGGTAGGTACGATATTACCTTGGTAGGTAAATGTTTACCCGGAGATAGTGACAACTCATTTATTTTTGATGAAGGAGTTGTGACCGGGTATTTAAGAGTGAACAACTTACCTGACGGGACCCAAAGAGCGGCTTTAACAACCGAGCTGGCCGTTTTCGGTCTCACTTATCTTGAATCGGGTGTTCTCGATAGTAAAGGTCATTTCATAGGAGAGTTCACGAATCCAAGAACCTGGGTGGCACAAACAGATACCTGTTACTACAAGGTACTGCGAAACGGGAGTGTGGTGATAGAGGACAAGAAGGGTGTTTTATCATTGACGAGATGGCTGAAGACGATGGGTAAAACTGACGAGGATAAGAAATACGTCGCCATTTACGGGTTGAAGAAGAACGAGAGAATAAAATAAGGAACTTCTAAAAATGAAAGATATGAAAGCGTTAGTTTGGATATTGGTTATCATGTTAGGTATCTCTGCATCAACGTTCATGGTTTCAAGCTTGTACGATGAATGGTACGAATACAAAGGTAAATACAAGGTCGAGGAAGGATCCTACCAGCATCTCTATATAGGTGGGTACGACGTGAACAATCGTGATAGCATGTTCACTTACAAGGAATCGGCGATATCAGCCACACTAAAATTGATCAGTATCCCGCGAGGGGAGTGGAAGGCGGTTCTAACCACCGATTTTAAATGGAATAATGATAAATGGGTGGAAGTCGGCGTGTTTAACGGGAAAGGTAAGTTCATCTTCAACAATGAAACTCACGGTAACGGGTCGGTTGATACCTGTAACTATTACGTGACGAAAAAAGACGTTCTCGTTATCGATGACAAGGATGGAAAACTGGCTTTGAGCAAGCTTTTAAAGGCGATGGAAGAGGGTGGACCGAAAGAAAACTACACTTCAATATACTTGCTCAAGAAAGAAAAATAAATCGATTATAACAATTATAAACATGGAAAAATCAAGCTTCAAAGAATCGTTTCTAGAAATTCTAAAATGGATAGCGATAGTTCTCACTATACTGGTTGCGGGCCTAGGCGGGATGACTCTGATATGGTACTGGGTCCGTTTTATTTTCAAAATGTAAATAACAAACACTAAGATAAATTTTAAAATGGAAAACAAGATTTTTAATTACAACGGGGACCGATATCACATTCTCCAGTGATGAGAACGGTTTAATGGTCAACGCGACCGAGGAAGAAGCGAAAAATAATATTAATGACCGATCAAGTTACATTACCACGGTTCCAATTGAATGGGAAGAGTAAGGGGGTGGGTTAAAACAACCCCCTTTATTAAAATGTTGGGATGGCGCGCCAAAATACCCACCGTCTAACTAATTGATTATTAAGTTTTCCGGCAAAATCCTGAAAACCCAAACGACAAAATTTTAGTTTGATAACTTATTAATAATGAACCACCGTAACAAATCGTTCCGGAAGATCCTGAGTTTAACTTAAGGGTAACCTTATCTTTTTGGATAAGGTTGTTGGAATAAGTGCGTTACGAATTTAACTTGAAAATAGTGATGATAAATTTTGTTTATTCAAATATTGTTTTTACCTTTACCACGCTAAACGAATTTAATATAATGATGGAAGTGCACGGTCTATAAAGAAACTTCTTTCATGAACACAGGCGGTTACCCGTCGCGAGAGTCATACCGGTACTTTTCATCATGTTATGATTCGTTTAGCAAGCGCGACACGGTAACCGCTATTTCTATGCCGCTAATTTTAAAATAAGAAAATATGAAGAATGAAATTAAATTATTCAAGAACGACCAATTCGGTGAAGTAAGGGTGATTGAATCAAATGGAGAACCACTATTCTGTTTATCTGACGTTTGTAAAGTTGTTAATCTTGTTAACCCAACTGAAGTAAAAAGACGATTAGATAAGGAAGATGTCCAACTCATTGATTTACACGCCCTCAATTCTACTGAGGGTATAGTCGGAAACGCTATAACAAATTTTATTACGGAGTCCGGTTTCTATGATGTAATATTGCAAAGTTCATCACCAAGAGTAAAACCTTTTAGAAAATGGGTTACCGGTGAAGTCCTCCCCTCCATTCGTAAAACGGGCGGTTACATGGTGGCGAGAGATGATGAATCACCGGAGGAAATCATGGCGAGAGCCTTGTTGGTGGCACAGGAAACGTTAAAAAGAAGGGAGGAAAGGTTGAAACAACTCGAAACGGAGAACGAACGCCAGCGAACGACGATAGAGGAGAAAACGAGGGAGAACCATAACATGATGGGTAAGCTGATCGAACAGGCACCGGACGTGAAATACGTTAAATCAACCCTGAACGCTCCAACCACCTACACCACCACCCAGATCGCGAAAGAACTTGGTATGAGATCGGCCGTTACCCTTCACCAGAGGTTAAAAGATATGAAAGTGATGTTCTCCCAGTCCGGTTCATGGATGATGACCGCGCCTTATTGTGATAAAGGGTACACCAAGACCCGTACATCCACCGGCGAGAATAACGGCGGTGGTACCTGGAGCAAGACCATAACCGTGTGGACGGAGAAGGGAAGGAAGCTCCTACATGAACTTTTGAACGTTGAACTGAAAGATGAACCCGCACAAGTTTAATGGATATGAACGACAAGGAATTTCAAGAGAAGATGGGTGAGATAGCGAGTCAATGCCGTTTCACCAGGAGAGGAACCCTTTTCAGGCCTTCAGAAGAGGTGAAAGAAGCGTTAAAGACTTGTTTAAACGCGAGAATAAGAGAAATCGAACGTATTTATCCACGTTTTGATGTAACGGCGAGTAATCGAGCTCTAAAACGGGTCAAATTCGTCGAGGTTAAAACCGTTTCCTTCACCGGTTCCCTCTTCATCAAGGTGATGAACGAAAGGGGAGAAACGGTGAGAATCCCTACCTTCAACATCTGGATAAATGATAACGACCTTCTATCCTGGCACCTGAAGATGAAAAACCGGGAGATGAACCCGTCAAATCCCGGTAAAACAAACAACTAAAACAATGAAACGAAAAAGCAACCGTTTTATCTCATCCTTCCCCACCAACCGAGAAACTTGTACCTGTTTCCCTCCCCTTCCGGCTTGTTCCAAGTTGACGCCACCCATCTAGCCTGCCTCTCGAAACCTATGTTACGGTAAGCACCGCGAGGTCCCATAATGAATAGAAGGACGAGCCATTCAAGGAGGTAAATGATGTAATAGAGAAGGGGTCCTATCAGGGTATACAGTAGCATCCACCAAGCGATATCGATGTACGATACGGTAACGAAAAAGAGGATAACCGATAAGGGTACGCCCACTTTCGTCACATCCCGGTACTGGAGGGCGTGACATCCCTCGTGAGCTATCGTTTTCTTGCTTAACCATTTACCTTCCGTTATCACGTACCCGAAGAACATCATGGTGGAGAAATTCGGAAGGAAGGTCAGCATTTTGGCCAGCCTGGAATTGTAATAGATTTTCATGATTCTTCCTTTTAGCGTTCAACCACTTCCACGTAAGTACCAACCAAGTCAGCGAGATTATGAGTTAGGGCTTGACCTGAATCTCTCGTGCATCTATACAACACGCTATTTTGGGTATAGTACTTGCTGTTGAAAATTTCCATCGGTGGGGTGTAGGGAATGGGGTCATTGATCGTACCATCATGCTCTTTATCTATCACCTCGTAGAGGGAGGCTGTCTCGATACCGGGCGTGTAGATGGCGAGAACCGCGTGATCCTGTCTCACTCTATAAAGTTTCCCCGTATATTTAAGGATATTCCCTTTCTTCACCGCCTCCCCTATCATGTCCACGAAATTAGGAAAGAGGTCAGGTATCTCAAGTGCGACAGAGTTCTCGATGGTCGTCATCGTTTTAACCGTCAATCGCTGAGCTTTCAGCATCTGTTCCTGTATTGGAATAATGCTCTCCTCGATTTCCGGGATCGAATCCACCTCTTCGAACTTCTCTGCGGTATCCCCGCTCAAGGTGAAAGACCTTCTGAAATACTGCTCGGTTCCCAAACGGTGAACGTACTTGTTTTGATCAGAGAAAACCTCGTTATTCTGTATCTGTATCATAATTTTTCTAAATTTAAGCGGTTGCGAATGTTATCTGTTTCTCTTGTGCTGACGTTATCAAGGCGTGCCAGTCTGCCTGTGATTCATCCTGAATCTTCGCGTACACATCAGCATGAACGGTTACCGTGATAGCCGAGGTGTTAGCCGCGTTGGTGATCAAATATTGCAAGGATTCAAGGCTGAGAAGGGGTGAGTTGGAGAATAAGATGCTTTGTCTTATCTTTTGTATTCTGACATACTCAAGCAAAATGCAGCCTTGGAACATCGTAGTGATTGGTTTGTCAAAGCTGTAACTATTTAAATTAATTACAGTTAATATCTTTCTAAGTTTATCACATTGTGCGAACGCATAATCTATATAATTAGGATAAACAGTTGATCCAATATTAATAACTTCGATAGTGTGATTTTTAACGAACATAGCACTGATGCTTGCATCTCCAAAATAGCTGCCTGAATTAGCTTTGAAAGGAAGATTTGTTCTTATCGGGAGATTGGTGAACTTGCCGCTTAAATCATTTTGATTGATAGCACCGCTCGTGTAAACGTAAATATTTCTCATCTGCTCTTCCGTGATATCCGTTAGCCCGTTCAACTCGTAGAACCCGGTTTGCTCGTTGTAGACAGCCCCTGCGGCAACGTACAAGGCACGATTTCCCTGCCGGGTGTTTATAACGGTGTTTATATCAGAGATGCCAAAGGATTGGATGGTAAAAATTTGTTGAATTGAACTTGTCGTTCCAGACAAACCAATTTTCGAAACCCCTTTAAACACGAAGTAGCCATCAATTTTACGTTGATAAGATTTAATCAATGCACCATCCTTGTTATATAAGGCCAACATGGAAATGATAGCCCCTGATATTAAATTTTGAAGACGATAACATTTCGTGCTGTCAACATCAACGTATTGATACGAATAAGAATCATTGGCTTGAACGAAGACACCGTCACTTAAGCGAATATAACCACCAACTATCGGGTTCGCTAAATCAGTTCCAATCCCGTCTCGATAAACCATCTTACCGAATAGATCGGTAACGTCGCTGATGTAGTTGTTAAAATCATCCCGCATGGAATTTGATTTCTCGGAAAGATCGGATAGAACGTCGTTGATATCCCGGATCTCGTATTCCTTGGTAAAATCAGCCGAGGTACCGGAATATATCGAATACGAAACACCGTATTTGTAAACCTCGGATGTGAAGCAAAGGTACGCTTTGATCGGGGCTTCGGTTGCCGGGATAGCTTTTAAAATTTTATCATCCTTATCGAATAAAAGTAGAAGCGCCGATTCTGGTTTCGGTTGGAAAGCAGATGGATATGATATATCAAAATAATAAACGTAATTTAACTTAGCGTATCTCGTTGCGTGAGCTAAATTCGGTTCTCCTATCGTTCCATCAATGTTATACGCGCCTGAATCATCTCCCAAAGGAACTCCTTCGGCTGTTCCTTTCGTTCCCCTCACCGCCATCTTTCCCATCAATTCAGACACGTCGTACATGTAATCGTTCAACTTGGTGGCATCCCCGCTTTGAAGAAGAGAAGAGATAACGGAATAGTTCTGACCGTCCCTCGCCACCGGGATCATCTCCTGACCCGTTATCTCGGTTAGAGCCTGTAGCTCTGATATTTTCTTTCCTGCCATTTTCTTTATTCGTTTTGAATTTCAAGTAATATAACTTCATCGTCTTCAAGTAGGAAATCGGAGGAATCCTCCAAGAGGAGAACCTGTTGATCCGGTTCTTTACCTCCAACAGCCCTTCTACCTTGAAGACCTATGCCGAATCCAACGCCTATCGATGTCATAACCCTATGATTATATCGTTAGCCGATGTTACCTCTTTCACCTGGATGGGTAAGAACCCTCCAACGTTATTCTTCATGAAATCGGAAGGTAGCGTCACTTTCTCGCTGTTGTTTAGAGGCGTGATCGTGACCTCACCTTCCTGTAGCGGTGCCACGTAGAAGAAGGGTAAACCGAGATCGCTCGCCCTGACCGTTCCGCTTTTCTTCACCACGAATGAAACGGCGAAGGAATGAATGCCACCGCCGATCCCTGAAACGTTCCCCGAACGCGGGGTTGAAATATTGTATCTTTTCATGCTGTTCAAAGTTTTAGATTAATTTTTGAAACAAGGATAAAGCGTACCCGCACCCGAACCCGATAGCGTTATAGAGGGAGAAACGGACGGTGTACCCCATGTTACAGATCCACATGATAAGGGTGGCGACAAGTCCGGTCCAGGCACCTAGAAAAGCGCAAACGAGGAAGGTGATTAAAAGGCAAAGAAAACCTTCACTTTTCAGAAAATCGATTAAATATTTCATATAACTAGTTTTTTGTAATTAGACATGTATTCCTGTTCCGTACCCGCCCCAAGCGGTGTGTTGTAGTATTTCTTCCAATAACGGGCCTGACCTTCCAAGCTGGCGGGTATCCTTTCTCTCACTCTTAGATAATGAACCCTTGCCATGCAGGTCGCCAGGCGATCGTTATCGATCAAGTCTTTCGAGTTAAGTTCCTTCACCCCGCTCACCTCCATTATCTTCTCCTTCAAAATAGGCTTGGAAGAGAGGTAATTCTTCACTATATCACCGAAGGTGGCCGGTTCCATCTGGTAGATGCCGAGAGCGGGACCACCACCTATCTGTTTTCGATACTTTCCGAGGTGGCTCTCCTGGGCGCACGTACCCATCAACAACTCCACCGCCTCTTTCCGGTTTATGGTGGGGTAAGAGAGGAGTGTTGCCAGCTCGCCAAGTACTTCCTCGATCAAGTTTCTTAATTCGTTAGATTCCATGATGTTTCTTTTTACATTTTCGATGGAAAGGTAATGAAAAATGATCGATTATCAAAATGAAGGTGAAAAAGAATGGCGTGGCGGGTGAAGAATTAAAAATGCGCGGAGATGTGTTATTAGCGTGAAAAATAAAATAAAGGACCGAACCCGCCACGCCTGGACTGAGTTAATTGTTCTTTACACGATGTAAATATACGGATATATTGTTTATCATCAAAATAAAAAGGAGGATTTCCCCTCCCTTTCTCGCTAGCCATCATCTCGACAGGTCACAAACATCTACACATTTTATGAATACCAAACATTGTCGATGTAAATATACACTTTATTTATCATTTTACAAAGATAAAAGAATAAAAATAGAGGGCGAGATAACCCAACCCTCTACCAAATGTAATTATGAATCAAAAAAGAATAGTGGTTTAATTTATCATTCGTGCTCGATCACCTCCACGATAGGTGATTCTTTGATCTGCGTTACTTTCCATTCGATGGTTGAACCCGCCCAGTCCTGATCGATAAAGGGAACTGTTTCTTCCGGCACCCCGGCTCTCACTAGGTAATAGAGGTGATAATTCTTCTTCTTACCCTCATCCGTTTCCTCTACGTAAGTGACGGTGACATTGAAGAACTTATCGTCATCCCCTTCCACCTCGTTTATCACCTTGTTGATCCGGGAATAAGTGATGGCTTTGATGGTGAGATCCTTGAAATCCCTCTCCCTGGCCAGTTCCACCATCCTCGTTTCCGCTTCCGTGAAGCTCATGGCGTCGATGAGGAAGGAACGGTTAACGTCCTTCACCTCACCAACCTCGTTCACTTCCGGGTACTTGATCTTAACCTCGTAATACATGATCTATCCTCCCCTTCTTTATTTAGCGGTTCCTTCTTTAGCATCCTTGTCAGCCGGTTTGATGGAGGGACTTTCCTTCACCTCTTCCTCGAGCGGGTTACGCTGAAGTTCCTGTTGTAACACGCTGTTAACGATCACGTCCTTGAAACGGGAGAAATCGTACTGGTTCTGCATCTGGTTTCTCTTCTCCTCCAGCACTTGATCAATGATCATGTTCTTGGCGAACTCGTACCCCAAATTAATGAAATTGGCGTTACTCTCGATGTGCGCCTTTAACTGTTCTAGCTCTTCTCTTTTCATGTTTTAAAAATTTAAATTGGTTTATGTTCATCTATCGAGCCTCTTTCTCGATCATTTTCTTCAACTCGTACATCCCTTTCATGATGCTGTCAATCTTGTCCAGTACCATTACCAGGTTCTTCTTACCGTTAGAGGTTGGTTGGAAGGTACGTTGAAAGGTACGTTGAAAGTCTTCGAATGATATCACCATCGATCCCTTCTCCAAGCAATAAGAAGGGTAAATGTACCCGTTCTGGAGGTTAAAGTAGGGCATGGCCCCGGTATAGGCTTGTTTGGGTGATACCGACCCCGTCACTTTAGCGAAATAAGCGGAACAGGATTTCATCTCCTCCTCGCTCTTGCATCTCACGTACACCGTCTCCCCTTTATTCTCTTTAACCTCCTGAAGGATCATCTCCACGTTCAACTTGAACTCCCCGGTTGATATGATCAACCCGTTATCCTTCACCCCTTCCTTCGTCAGCACCACCCCGTCCTGTACCCGGAAGAAAAACGGGTAATTACCACTGCACGTGTACTGTTTTGCCACCGGGTAACCAACCTTCTCCGCGTACCGCACCACCTCCTGTAATTCTCCCGCGCTGTTGAGGGTTACGACCCCTCCCTTATCCACGAATTCTTTCAATTTCATCGTTCCTAATTTTTATCTGTTTAACACTAAAACGTTATCTAACTCTTCCAATATCTTCAACCCCTCGTCCTCGTTCCTAACCTTCACCGTGAAAGAGGACCGTGAAGTTACCACTTTTATGGCGAACCTCAAAGAAGGATTTTCCATGTGTTTATATTCTTCCATCTGGTAGGAGAGGATCGAGGATACTCTAACTCTCAACCCTCCCACCTGGATGAACATCACGTTGTTTCTCTTTTCCATGACACTACCTCCTATAACTTCGTTTTCCGGTTCACCCACAATCCAACTCCAAGCAGGAAGAACACCGCTGCCATCCACCACATATCGTAATTGGGCTCCTCGTAGAACATAGGGCGTACACATTGAGCGGAGGTGAAAAATGAGGCGAAAGCCATGAATATTTTCGTTTTCATAATCTCTTGTTTTTAATTAATTCTTTATTTTCAACACGATAAAGATACAACTTGTTTATCAATTATCCACGTCTTTCATCTTAAAATTTCGTACCCGTAACCTTCCAGAAGGTTTATACCCCTGATTTCCTCACCCGTTTCCGGGATTCTGATCCTCCCTTCCTCCTCTATCGCGAGAAACACTTTACCGTCAAATTCTCTTTTTAGCATGTGATAGAGCTGTGTATTCTCGTTTTCTCCCCCATCCCCGTGTAAATCGTTATAATCTACTTCTTCCTGCGTTAAAAACGATATTTGACGCGTCATTTCCCTTACTTTCTCCTGGAGCATGGAGTTGTCCGCTTCCAACTCTCTGACCCTCTCCCTCAGGTAGAGGAGCTCCGATCTTTCTGATAGTGATAAGTTCTCCGTCATTCTTCCAGTAATTTAAAGACCACTCCCTTTCTATCTTTTCTCACGTTCGCCTCGCACGGACCTATATGTTTCATCGCCTTACAGCAATCGGAGTAGGATCCATCCTTGAAGAAACATTCCTTGCACCCTTCCTTTTCCAGGACCACCAGATGCAATCTTTTCCTGCCGTACAGGAACTTCTCACCTATCTTTTTCTCGTTATCCATAACTTTTTCTTTTTAGGTGAAAGCTATTATATATTATAATATATAATAGCTTTCAAAGTTTGTTTAATACATGGAAAAATTTTAAAATTCAACGAGGATCAATCTCTTATCGGATATCTCTCCGTTCACGATTTCTTTCACCCACATACGCCCCTTACCGAATCCCACCACGAAGAAGTTAATATACAAAGCAACATTCTCGTTCTTATCAGAGAATTTCTCCCTTAACTCTTCCCCGTTCTTGCAATCCTGGATATCGTTTAACAAGCTAACCAATACTTCCATTCCTTCTAATGTTGCGTTCTCGAATCTGTTTTCAATTTGTGCTTTCATATCTCTTATTGTTTTTAGTTATACATCATTTTCAACACTGTAAAGATACACAAAGTTTATCAATGTACAACAGAAAA